ATGTCACCCAAACCGATGCCTTTCAATCGGTCCCGCAAACTCTCACAGGCTCGGCGGACGCCATCAACATCTACAATCCGCTTGGCAACAACTACATGATTACAGGCGGAACGGATGCGACGACTATTCCGCTGCCTGTATCCGGCACCGATGACAACCTGACTGTAGCCATAGCTTCCGCGTCGGCTCATGCCCATTCAGTGACTTTGCCTTCGGCATTACTGTACGCGGGCGGTGGGGCGAAGACGACAGCGACCTTTGCCGCGAACATCGGCGCTGGAATTGTTCTACGGGCATGGCAAGGCACTTGGCACGTCATCGGATCGACGGGGACCATCACTTACTCGTAGCCTATGCCAAAGTTTCTGGAAAATGCCTTGCGTCATGAAGCCCGCAAGAAGGGGCTGACAGGCCGCCATGCCGATAGGTACGTCTATGGCGGAATGAACGCAATCGGCGCAATGCACGGCAATAAAGAGACGGCAAAAGGCGAACGGATGCAAGCGAAGCACGACCGCAAGATGGCCTCCGTGGAAAGGTTGAAAGCGTAATGTTTCCTCAACTAATGGGCGGCGGCAGGATGCCTTACGCTCCGATGCGGCCTACTCCTGTGGCTCCGCGTGCGCCAATTGGCGATCCGATAGGTGTCAGCGGTCCAACGCCGATGCCTGTAGCGCCACGCGCTCCGATAGGACAACCAGCCCCTTATCGACCGCTGGGAGCGTTTCACAAAGGCGGAAAGGTGCCAAAAACAGGTTCGTACTTTTTGAAAGCTGGCGAACACGTAGTAGCTAAGGGCCGCAAGATGACCAACCGCAAGCCGCAAAAGTTGGCCTCGGTGAAGGAGTTGATGGCCTAGCATGGCAATGTCTGAGGCGGCAAAGCGGGCTGTACCTAAAAGTCAGCGCGGGGTACCCTCGAAATCCGGCACAGGCTCTTACCCGCTGAATACGCCAAAACACAGGGCGGAAGCTGTAGCATTGGCTACAATGCATCACGGCGCACATTCTGCGTTTACGAATCGGATTCGGACGAAAGCGCACAAGTTAGGGGCAATGAAATCTGTAGCGGAGTTGAAAGCGTGACACGCCGCGCTTTGTGGTTCACTGCCGGATTTGTTCTGGGGATTGTTGCAGGAGCGTTGTTGATTATAGCCTTCTCGGGGCCAATGCTGTAATGCCCAACTTCCTCTCCAGTCCGGCGACAGTTAATCCTCCGGGAACTTTCAATCTGCGGAAACCAAGACTGGCGAAACCGGGAATTCCAAGGTCGATTGCGAAGTTCACTCAGCCTTCGGGTGTGCCGCACATGCCAGCGGTGCAGAAGCCTCGTGTAAAAATGCTCGGCATACAAGCCCTGGCCCCGCATATGGTGCCGCAAAGATTGCCGAAGATAGCGAAGTTCTGATGGCGACAATGACGCGAATCGACGGATGGCAAGTAGCTCAAATGGCGCTGGTGGCAGTGCTGTCAGCGATGCGGAAAGCTGGAATTTCGTCGCGGATGGACGAAGACCGTTCAGACAAGCTCTTAAGCGACTTACCCTATCCTGGCGCTCAAGTCAGCAATTGGGCGCCGAATATAGAACCGAACTGGCCATCAACCACCGACTTCGACCGCGATCCCGAAGACTTCAAGCAGCGATTCGTAGACCCTGAAATTGACAAACTGGTGCAGCGCATCGTCGAGCACGCACCTGAGAAAAGAATTACGTGCTTCAATCTTCCGCTTCCCGCTGGATTGGAGATTTCTGAGCGTATGTGCGATGAGGAAGCTGGCGTATGTATTAGAGTACTACGCGCCTACGACATCCTGGAAGATCGTTACCAGATGCGCTTTGACATGCTTTTTTCCTTATGAACCTTCTCAGCATAGATCCTGCAAAGTTCCGTCCACTCGGCAAGCGGTTGTTAGTCGAACGCCTGAATCCCGGCGAGATGGGTGAAGGTTTAATTGTTATGGCTCCAGCCCACAGAGACGCACTAATGAGCAGTGGGCTGGAACCGCCTGAACTCTCGCACTACAAAGGCAGAAAGTGCCGCGTGCTCTCGATTGGGTTGAAAGTTCAGGGCGTGCAAGTGGGCGATATTGTGGATGTACCCGGCGCGGGAAACTGCTATCCCGACATTGAAGATGGGCCGCGCTTAATGATCCGTGAAGGGGATATTGCGGGGATTTACGGGCCGCGGCCAAAATTGAGCAAGGACAGGTTGTCGCAGTTTATTCCGATAGCACTTCAGAATGAAGCCTCAGCATAACGCCAGCGGGACTCCCGCGAAAAAAGGACCTACTCCAGAGCAACTGGCAGCCCAGAAAGATAGGGCCTTCATTGACCTTGCCCTGAAACGCTGGAAAGCGTCTGCGGATGCTACGGCAGATTGGAGGCGGGAGGCTTTAGAAGATTTCAAATTTAGGATTGGGCAGCAGTGGCCGGAGGAAGTAAAGCGCAGATTAGGGAAGAAAGTCGCGCTGACGATCAACCGCACGGCGGCGTTCTGCAATCAGGTCACAAACGAGCAAAGGCAGCAAAGGCCCTCGGCGACGATCAATCCAGTAGGTTCTGACTCCGATCCTGAGACTGCGGAAATTCTGCAAGGCATCGTGAGGCATATTGAAGTGCAATGCGATGCGGAAGTTGCGGACGATATTTCGTTTGAGCACATGGTGATTGGTGGTCTGGGATGGCTTCGCTATTGGTCAGAGTACGAAGACGACGACCCGGACAATCCTTGGGCGCAGGAAATCAAGATCGGCGCCGTGCCGAATCCGTTCACGGTTTATGACGATCCGAATGCCAGACATCCTCTGCGGATCGACGCGAAGTGGCGATTCTTTGTCGAGGATATGCCAATTGAGGAGTACACCGCACAGTACGGCAAGGATATGGTTGCTGCGTCGTCTCTGGAGCAGTTCAAGAGTACAGGAGACACGGCTTCTCAGTGGATCAGCAAAGATGTGATCAGGATTGCCGAGTACTACCACATCGAATATACAGAAGAGACGCTCTATCAGCTTCAGGACGGCTCGACGGTCGTCGGACTTGAAAAACTCCCCGAAGGCGCAAAGATAGCCAACACTCGCAAACGCCAAAAGCCCAAAGTCATGTGGACTCTGATGAATGCGATGCGGAAGCTGGAGGAACATGAAGTACCCGGCAAGGTCATTCCCTCCGTTCCGGTGCTCGGCTACAACTTGAATGTCGATGGCAAGCCCTACCTCGCGGGATTAGTGAGGACGGCGAAAGATCCAGCGAGAGCCTATAACTATCATCTGTCAAAAGCTACGGACATGGTTGCGATTGCGCCGAAAATGCCATTTATCGCCACGGCGCGGCAGACGGAAGGATTTGAAAGAGAGTGGCAGTCGGCGAATACTGGCGATTTGGCGGTTTTGCACTACAATCCCGACCCTCAGGCTCCGGAACGGCCTCAGCGCGAGACGGCGGAGCCTCCTATTCAAGCAATGTCTCAACTGCTCGTCACCGCCGATACCGACATGAAGGCGGTTACAGGGCTTTTTGATCCTTCATTGGGCCAGAAGACGCCTGACCAGTCTGGCAAGGCAATTGTGGCCCTCCAGAGGCAGGGCAACGTCGCTACGGCTAATTTCTCGGACAATCTGGCAAGGTCAAAACGAGAGTTGATTCGCGGGATTCTGACGTGGATACCGATAATCTATGACGCGCCGCGAGTGCAGAGAATTATCAAGCCGGATGGCACGGTGGACCATGTAGGAATTTACAACTCGAAAGGCGGAGACCCGCAGGAAGCCCAGCAACAGGCTCAGGAAGCATTGCAGGACGCACTTGACGCGAAGGCCATCAAGAAAATCTACAACATTGGTGTTGGGCGCTATGACGTAACGGTAGACGTAGGGCCGTCGTTCCAGACCAAGAGGCAGCAGGCGGCAGCGGAGATTCAGCAACTTATTGCCGCCTATCCGGAAATGCTGCATGTCTGCGGAGACCTCATGGTAGGCCAGATGGATATTCCGCTGGCAAAAGAGATCGCAGAGAGAATTAAGCGCACGATTCCGCCGAATATCTTAGGTCCGGAAGATGGATCGGACCCAGAAGAGACTTTAGCGCGGATGCAGAGCGAACTTTCGACGTTAATGCAGCAGCATCAGCAGTTAGCGACCGAACTCAAGAACGCCTCGCAGATAATCCAGACCAAGCAGGTCGAGCAGCAAGGCAAGCTGGCGACCGTCAAGGAGCAGGAAGCCAGCAGGCAAGCTATCGCTCGATTACAGGCGGAGACGCAGGTCACTGTGGCAGAGATTACCACGAAGGCTCAGGCCGCAAGAGAACGCCTGCAATGGGAAATCGACCAGTGGAAGATCCTGCATCAGTCAGCCCATGAAGTCGGAATGCAGGCCGTCGATCAGGAGCACGAGCAGGGCATGGCCGCGCAGCAAGCGGTCACTCAGGCGGATTCTCAGCAGTCGGATCAGGATCATGAAGCGGACATGACGGCGCAGGGTCAGCAACATGAGCAGCAGATGGCGCAGCAGGCGCAAGAGAATCAGCCGGAACCCTAAGAGGTAATGGGGATAGAGGGTGCCAGTGAGTTGGGCCGCCATTACGTTTAGCAAAGTCATAGTCATCCATCTCGGCTGGATCGCCAAAATAGGTATCCAGTAACTCGTCCATTCCAAACCGTGTGTGAGCGTACGCAATTCGAGGATTGGTCTTCCAGCAAAGTAAGTATGGCTCATCTCGCCATTCAGAGGACCAGCAGACAATCAGGGAGCCGTTTTTAGGGGCAGATGCTATCGGCAACCACATGCCCACAAGTTTAGCACCACTCAGTACAAGATTCCATGCGAAGCAGCTTCAGTGGGCGGTTTGACTCGCGGCCCGCGTGCGACGTGGAATTCTACGTTTGGCGGCAAGCAACATTGATGGTAAGTGTCGCCCATCCAAATCCCGCGTTCTGGGATTGATTTCGTGATCGCGCAATCGCACTGGCTCTGGTTGCAGCCATTGCACAGAAATATAAAATTGTCGAACATGCGACCGATTTTAGCACCACTCCAGCCCACGGGTAGGCTTAATTTGCCCGGTAAAAATCCAGGAGAACAATGCCTGACTTTATCGTAGCTTCCACCACTGCCACTCAGGAAGAAGTCGATCATGCTGTGTCTGAAAACTGGCGTGAACGAGTTCCTAACCCCGAAGTAAAGCCGGAAGTTAAACCAGAACCGACTGAAACAGTGGAACCCGAAACACCCGCGACCGCTCAGGAAACTGAGCAGGTTGAAACCGAATCCGCGCCGGAAGCGGAGACTACGCAGGAGAAACCGAAGAGCAAGGGCGGCTTTCAGAAGAAAATCGACAAACTCACAAGGGAAAGAGGCGAAGAGAAAGACCGGGCCGACAGGCTGGAGCAACAACTGTCGGAATTCCGCGCAAAGTTTGACGCTATCGAGCAGCGTTTGGCCCCAAAAGCTGAGACGCCGCAAGAGAAGCCGAAAACCGAGATTGCAGGCAAGCCCCTTGAGAGTGAGATTGGGACCAAGTACAAGGATTGGACCGAGTACAACGAGGCCCTGATCGACTGGACAGCCGAGCAGAAGATTCAAGCCAGACTCGCCGAACGCGATCAATCCGCGCAAGAGCGAGAGGCGAAAGAAATTGAGGAATCACGAGACGCAGGTTACAAAGAGGCTGCTACTAAGTTCCAAGAGGAAGTTCCTGATTTCAATGAAGCCGTGAACGCTGCCGCGAAAGCCGGCATGAAGCTCCCGGTCCCAATCATTGAACTTATCAAAGAACTGCCAAATGGCCCCGCTGTGACCAATTATCTTGTGCGAAATCTCGATGAGGCGCTTGCCTTGGTGCAAATGTCTCCGGCGATGGGATTCGCCGCAATCGGGAGAATTTCTCAAGGTCTGGAATCGGAAGCCAAGCCTAAAGCTGTAACTCCTGCCAAAAAAGTCGTGAGTACCGCACCCCCGGCCCATAAACCAGTGACGGGGGCTTCCGCGAGAGGCACTTTAACCCTCGAAGATTTGAGCAAGCAGGGTACCGATGACTACATCCGTGCCCGCAAAACTCAGATCGCGCAGCGTGACAAGGCCCGGTACTCTTAGCCGCTAACGCGGATGGCAGAATCCGAGAGACCCTTTGAATACCCTTTTAACACCGCTGATGATTACTCAAGAAGCTCTGATGATTCTTGAGAATGAACTGAATGCGGCCAAGCACTTTGATCGCCAATACGACGACAGGTTCGGAGTCGAAGGCGCGAAAATCGGCAACATTCTCAACCTCCGTAAGCCGCCTCGATTCCTTACGTCCTTGGGGCAGGCTCTTCAGTTGGAAGATGCGACTGAAACCAGCGTACCTCTTGTCCTGACCCAGCAACGGCAGTGCGCGATTGCGTTCACTTCGCAGGAACTTGGCCTCCAAGTCGATGACTTCTCGAAGCGATTCATCCGCCCGCAGGTGGCCACCATGTCGAACATGATCGACTACGACGCCTTGGGCCAGTATGTGAACGTCTACAACGAAATCGGCACGCCGGGAACAGTACCCTCGACGCGGCTGATTTATTTGCAAGCCAATCAACGGCTGAACGAAGAAGCTGCACCCTTCAAGGACCGGGTAAACATCATGTCGCCCGCGCAAAATACCAACTTGGTGGATGCGCAGGCAGGCTTGTTTCAAGCCTCGGACAAAATCCGCGAACAGTACAACTCAGGCCGTCAAGGTCTCGGTTTGGGCGTGGATTCGATGATTGACCAGAACGTGCGCCTCCAGACAGTCGGGAAGCAGGGCGGGTCTCCAGTAGTCAACGGTTCCGGCCAGACAGGAAACTCGCTCATCACCAACGGCTGGACGGCGAACAATGCAGTCCTGAACTTGGGCGACGTGATTTCCATTGGGACCCTGACTTCGGGCGTTTTGGCGGTGAATCCGCAGAATAGGCAGTCTACCGGAGCGTTGCGGCAGTTTGTTGTGACCGCAAACGTGACGGCAGATGGCTCGGGTAACGCAACGATCCCGATTTCCGGGCCTTCCGGCTTCGGCATTGTGACCGCAGGACCGTTCCAGACGGTGACTCAATCGCCGACTACGGGAATGGTTATCAACGTTCAAGGCGCTGCCTCGACCAGCTCGTTGCGCGGCTTGATGTTCGTCTCTGATGAAGCTTTCGCTATGGGGTGCGCGGACTTGCCTCTCTACGGCGGAGTGGACATCGGAGAACGAGTGGCCTCCAAGGAAATCGGCATGTCGATCCGCATGATTCGCGCCTACGACATTTTCGAGGACCGGGCACCGTGCCGCTTAGACGTTTTGTACGGGTTCGTCACGAAATATCCCGAATTGTGCGTGCGCATCGCGAATTGAGTTAGCAGTAAGAATAATGATATACTGTAGCCACAAGGAGATAGAACTCTTATGTGGTTATACAAGCTAACTCACAGGCGAAGCGCCAAAGCTTACATCGGAACCAGTGTCAATGCAATCAGCAAACGAGTCAGCCGCCATCTGTATGCAGCGAAATGTGGTCGCAAGGATATGGCGATTGCGTGTGCCATCCGCAAGCACGGGATGGATGCATTTTCAATCGAATGTATCGGAGAATCGAGCGACTATGAAGAACTCCTGCGGATGGAGGCTGAGGCGATCAAGTCTCATGGGACACTTGCCCCTAACGGTTACAACATTACCGATGGAGGCAAGGGAGCGCGACGGGTATGCTCTCCTGAAACGCGGGCTAGAATTGCTGCCCGTGCCTTGGAGTCGTATCGCAACAAAACTCGCGAACCTTGGAACAAAGGCAAGAAAACTGGACCCCTGTCGGACGATATTCGGAAGAAACTTTCCGACGCCAGTTCGAGGAAGGGGAAGCCAGCATGGAACAAGGGGATGGCGCACAGTGAAGAGACTAAAAGGAAAATGCGCGAATCTGCTCCCAAGGGTTCTGATCGGCACAATGTGCAGCCCCTGGAATTCAATGGCGTCGTGTATGAATCCATGCGGGCAGCTTGCAGAGGCACAGGGTTAACGATACAAAACCTTGTCACTAGCCTGAAAAACGGAATAGGCAGGAAACTGCTAAAGGAGACTTTGAATGGCAACAAATTTGACTAGCACGACACTCACCGCGCTTCTGAACTCGGGGCCAAATGCACAGAACAACGTCATTATGGCCTCAGTGACAGGAATGGCGGCTCCTACGGCTGGTGGCGGCATCCAAACCATGCTGTTAGTGGATTCCGAGCTTATGGTGGTGGAATCCGTAAACTCAACAACCTTGACTGCTTCTGTGCAGCGGGGCATGAACGGAACCAAGGTCGCCAATCACGGCAATGGGGCGATTGTGTGGTTCGGGCTTCCGCAGTACTTCCCGCAATATGCCCAGACCACATTTCCGTCCACGCAGGGGCGTTTCCGCTTCTTTACGGCGACCGGGATTCAGGGCAGCTTGACGGGATTGGGGAACTCGACCGCCGATACCGCTGGGGGCCTGTTCGTGGCCGATGTTAAGGTGGATCGGCTCATGGTCAGCACTGGGGCTGCGGTACTGAATGGAGCCACGGTGGGGGCCGATTCCAATGCCGTGTACCTCTACGACTATAGCGGAACGCTCATTGCATCGAGCGCCGCCGCTGTCACATCGGGAGCCTCGGCCTTCCAGCAAAGGGCATGGGTTCAGCCAACCGTCCTCGCATCTGGGCAGTATTTCATCGTCTATCAGACCAACGGAACCACAGACAACTTCCAAACCATCAAGACCGCGACATGGCTTGATGTAGTAACGGAAACTCTGACCGGAACTGCTGGCTCTCCGCCCAATAACATCACGGTGCCGACAACGTTCACGGTTAACGTCGGGCCAATCTCGTATTTGTACTAGAATCAATAACATGCAGGCGCATCGTAATTGGTGCGCCTGCTGATTTAAAGGAGAATTCATGCAGGAACCAATGATGAATGGAGTTTTGAAGCCCGCCGACGCGATTGCACGCGGGCCGCACAAATACAACGAAGCTACGCGGAAGTATGAAGAGATTTCTGGTGGATGGCCGCACTATCCGGTGATGATGTTTCACGCGGATGGCTCCAGTTGCGAAGCGATGGACGCGCGGCATGAGGCGAAGCTGGAGAAGGACGGCTGGCAGACGAAACCTTTCCCGGCGAAGCCCGCCAAGGAAACGGTTGTCGCGCCCTCGGCAGACCTCGCGCTGATCGTTCTTCAGCAAATGCAGACGATGAAGGAAATGGGCGACAAACTCGCGGCTCTCGAAGCGAAGCAGCCCACGACCGCTCCGACTGTCGCTGAGACGCCCCGCAAGACTGCTTAGATGCCTGTACCTCCCATCGTAGAACCGATTCCCGGCCTGCAAGCCAGCGGCCTCGATATCATTCGAGGCGCAATGCGGGCCGTGAACATTTTAGGGGCTGGGGCTGGGGAGAATCCGACTGCACAAGAGGCGGAAGACTACCTCGCCATCCTGAATCAGTTCCTCGACTCATGCAATGCCGAGAGGCTGATGATCTTCACGATTCAGAGATTAGGGCCGTTCAATCTCGTTCAGAACCAACAAGCGTACACCGTGGGGATCGGGGGAAACATCAACATCCCGCGCCCGCCGCGTATTGAAATCATTACAATCATCTATCTGAACAATCCCGCAACGCCGGCAGAAATCGGCTTGGACATGCTGGATGACAACGATTGGGCGGCGATTCCGGTGAAGAACCTTGGCGGGCCTCTCCCGCAAAAGGTCTGGAATGACGGCAATTTCCCGTTCATGACGCTGAACTACTGGCCGTACCCAACGGTACAGGTGCAGACAGTGTTCTATGCGTGGACGGCGCTGAGTTTCTTTCCTGACCTGAAAACGAAACTAACCTTCCCTCCCGGCTATTTGGAATTTCTCCGCTGGAATCTCGCCATCCGTTTGGATAACGCGCAGATTTCGCCACAGGTGCAGGGATTGGCGGCGGAGAGCAAGGCGAGAATCAAGGGCTTTAACGCGCCCATCTTGCAGGTAACTCCCGACACGGCGCTACTTGACCCAAGGGCAGCAGCGTATTCATGGCTCTCTGACACGCCCGTCATTCGCGGGAGAAACTTCTAGCAGGTTTGGGGCTGTTTTCTTCAGTCGTCGCAAATATATGCCGCGTTCTCGGGATGGTCGATACATCATCTCGATAAGGGAAGCAAGGGGGTCAATGCCGACTTCCAGACATGCTTTATTCCATCCCGCATTGACTTCGGCTGTTACCTCATCGTTGGCCAGAAAGCGATTCATGGTGACAGTCTAGCATGGCTAGAATAGCCTTCACGAGTGGCTTTTACACTTCCCAAAGCCCCAATGCCGATTGTGAGGTCGCAGTAAATTGGTATCCAGAGCAGATTGAAAGCGGCGTCGGTCAGTCAGCAATGGCTCTGTACCCCACGCCGGGGCTGGGACTCTATGCGACTTTGCCCGGCATGCTGTCGGTTCCTACATGCTTTCACTTCGCTGGGCGGCGATTCTTCATTGGGCAAGACTTATACAACCAGTACCTTTTTGAAGTCGTCAACACGCAGTTTGTAACGAATTTTGGCAAGCTTGGCGTGGCGAACGGGCCGAGTTCCTTTGCGGCCAACAATGCGAATCAGTTGATGGTGTGCAGTTCTGGACTCTTGTTTCTCTTCCAGTTAAACATCAATACTCTGACGCAGATCGACACGACTTCCGGCACGGTAGTCATTGGCCCTGTGGCTCAGATCAGCTTCTCGGACGGCTTCTTTATTGCCCTAATTGCGAACTCGCAAACGATCCAGGTTTCCTCTCTGCTGAACGGATCGGCGACAGGCTGGAGTCCGCTAAATTTTACGATAGTGTCGGTTTTTCCAGACCAAGTGCTCTCGATGCTGGTAGACCATCGAGAGGTTTGGTTTTGGGGGTCAAAGCAGACAATTCCTTACTTCGATGCGGGCGCTCCGATATTTCCCTATCTGCCAGTGCCCGGTGGATTTATCGAGCAAGGTATCATCGCCCCGCAGAGTCCAGTGAAGCTCGACAACTCGGTCATGTGGATAGGCGGAGACGAGAGAGGCGCTGGAGTTGCGTGGAGGGCGAATGGCTATCTTCCCACAAGGATTTCCACGCATGCTATCGAGAACCAATGGCAGAACTATCCGACAATGGCGGACGCTATCGGTTACTCTTTCCAATATCTTGGCCACTCTTGCGCCCATTGGTACTTTCCTACAGCCAATAAGTCATGGAGATACGACGTGGCAACGGGTCTCTGGCATGAACCCGCGTCAGGAATTGGTGGGCTGCAAGCGCACTTGAGTGCTTGTCATATGTTTGACGGAGTACAGCACTTAGTCGGCGATAGGGCTTCGGGCAACATCTACATCATGTCGAACGCCTACTTGACGGACAATGGCAAGCCGATTCAAAGGATTCGCAGAGGGCCTCCAGTATCGTCCGAACAAGAGTTCATGTTCCTGAATCAATTCCAGCTTTACATCGAGTCCGGCTTAGGCCCGCAACCGCCCCTTACTGACACCGAAGGCAATCCCAGAGGGCCGGAGTTTTATTTCAGGATGTCGAAAGATGGTGGGCACACTTGGACTGATCCCGTAGTTATGGATGGTGGGCAGGCTGGAGAATTTGCGAGGAGACTTTTAGTTCGCAGAATGGGCAGGGCAAGAAGCGTGATCTTTGAAGTAAGCACTACCGATCCATTCCCTGCAAGAATCGTAGATGCTTACCTTGACGCTCCGGGCATGGAAAAGCAGAGGAGACTGCCCTTGAAACTGGCACAGATGCAATGAGCGCAATTCCTCAAGTATTTGCGGGCCTTTTCCGCACTCCTGTTCTCGAAAAAGATGGAACACTCAGTTGGCAGTGGCAGAAAGGTTTTACGCAGCTTACGCAGGCTGTTAATTCTCCGGCGCTGTCGGGCGAAGTGCCAACTGCGTCGGATTCGACAGGCAGCGCGGGACAGATCGCCACGGACGGGACATCGCTTTTCGTCTGCATAGCTACAGACCAGTGGATCAAGTTTGCGAGTGTGCCATTTTGATTCGCCTCGCCAAAGAGTTCGACATCCCGCGATTAGTCCAGATGGGGCAGAGGTTCCGCGAGGAAACGACCTACGGGCAGCACATCAATGACAATCCAGAGCAGATGGCGAAGACTGCCAAGCAACTGATCGCGATGAATACACTGTTGGTATCGGAGCGGCAAGGCAAAATTGTAGCTATGCTCGGCTACATTGTGTATCCGCACTTTCTGTCCGGGGAGACCGTAGCAGGCGAGGTTTTCTGGTGGTCAGAAGTGCTTGGGGAAGGGATCAAACTGCTGAAAGAAGCAGAAAAATTGGCGAAGAAAGCTGGCGCGAAGCGAATGCAGATGATCGCGCCCAACGAGAAGGTAGGTAGTTTCTATGAGCGCATGGGCTATCAGTTCGTAGAAAGTACATTTCAGGCTACTTTGTGAATCCACTCATCGCTGATAACTTCGCGCCCGACCTAGCGGCGGTTAGAAAAGCCGTCATATACAGCCCATTCGTTACGCGAGAAGGTCCGGACGGCGGGACGTACACAGGAATCTCGACTTATCCCGTTGAGCACTGGTTTGAGCGAATAGCTCACATCGCGGGTTGCAAGATTACGCCGAAACTCTCTTGCTTCCGGCTGAACCTTAAAGGCGAATTGCCGCATAGCTGGGTGCATTCGGATGAAATCTGCGCTGACTTTGCGAGTGTTTTGTACCTAAACACTCCGGAGCAGTGCAAAGGCGGAACGGCGTTCTGGAAACATATTCCTTCGGGCGCGGAAAGACTCACATTCAACCAAACTCCGGAGTTTTACTCCCAGATGACGAAGGACTGGAAAGACTTGAGCTTGTGGCGGCAGACTTCGCTTGTGCCGATGCGCTGGAATAGATTTGTGACCTATCCGACTTCATGGTTTCATTCCCGATGGCCGCATGAAGCATTTGGAGCAGGGCCGAGCGACGGGCGGCTGATCTGGATATGTTTCTATGATCGGGTGAAAAATTGAGCGTAGCCACTGGAACAGCGATTGCTCTTGGAGTTGGGGTAGCGGGCGCGGCGGCTGGGGGGATTGCCAGCTATGAAGGCGAAAAGGGTGTTGCCAATGCCTCGGAAAGTGCCTCCGACCTTCAAGCGCAAGAAGCACAAAATGCCCTCAATTTCCAAGAGCAGGAATTCGATACTCAAGAGCAGAATCAGGCTCCATTCCTGCAAGCGGGGCAAGCCGCAGTAGGCGACCTATCCGGCCTATTAGCTCCGGGCGGTGGTCTTACTCAGCAGTGGCAAGGTCAATTTGCAGCACCGACCGCAGCACAGGCGGAAGCGACTCCCGGCTATCAGTTCACCCTTAAGCAGGGTCAGGATGCGATTGCGAATTCGGCTGCGGCACAGGGCGGATTGCTTTCTGGCGGCACAGAAGCGGCGTTAGATCAGTACTCTCAGGGTCTCGCCTCCAACACTTATCAGCAGTCTTTTAATAACGCTCTCACTCAGTATCAGCAGTCCTACAACCAATTCCAGCAGGGGCAGACGAATCAGTTCAACCGCCTCGCGTCGGTCGCGGGATTGGGGCAGACGACAGCGGGCCAACTAGGACAGGAGGGCCAGCAAGCAGCGTCGAATACATCGAACATCGATCTGACGGCGGGAGCGCAGCAAGGGCAGGATGCGGTGAACGCTGCTAGTGCTACAGCGTCGGGCTACAACGCGATTGGGAATAGCTTAGGTAATTACGGAACGCTGGCATCAATCTACGCTTTATCCCAGGCGGGTCAGAACAATGCTCCCGGCCCCCCGAGCGTAGACGATTGGCTTAATCAATGAGTTCCCTGATTCATCTTCCTAACCTCGCGATTCAGCCCCAAACCCCCGAACCTTTGGGGGACTACCAGAAACTCGCCTCGATTCAGGCGCTTCAATCTCAGACTCAACAGAAACAAGCCCTTGCACCGGGACAGCTTCAGCAGCAGCAGCAAGAATTAGAAGCTGGTTTACTCGACAACCAGCAGAAACAGCGGCAACTGAAACAATCGCAGGCAATGGACGCGGCATTTCAAGGAGCTTTGACGCCCGATCCTGTAACGGGTGCTCCAAAATTTGATTCTGGGAAGGTACTGAGTCAGGTTGCGGCCTCCGGCAACGGTTCTCTTGTTCCGCAACTCACGGAGACATTCAACAAGATCGACCAAGAAAAAGCCACGCTGCTAAAGACGAAGCAGGACACGGCCTCGGCTCAGCAGGATTATATGGGCAGCTTGGGGGCGGAAATTAAATCTGCTGGGTATTCTCCAGCGGCGGCTGGTGTCGCACTCGCGCATCTTTCGGAAGTCGATCCAAACATGGCGGCGCAGTTGAGGCAGCAGTTCTCGCAAGACCCGACTTCAATTCAGAAAGTCGCGGATGCGGCCATAGCAGCCTCGCCCAAGCAGCAAGAGGCAATTAAGAACGCAGCGCAAGCGAAGTCGGCGGATACGGAAAGTCAACTCCATCAGGCGCAATTGACCGGGGCGCAACAAGGTGGATTAGTCCCCGGCGTACCGCTGGAGAATCAGGAAGCAACTTCATGGCTAGCGCAACACCCCGGAAAGACTCTCGCGGATTATCAGAAATATGCGAAGACTCTTGTTCCCGCCTTCAACTTCAGTTTGCAGAACAATCCCCCGAGTACCGGGGGTGCTCCGGCAGGATCGACACCAGAACAGATTTACAACTCCCTTGGGCCAAAGGCAGGGGTGGTCAAGGCTATCGTGGAAGGCCGTCAATCTCCGCCGTCAGGATTCGCGCAAAAGACACCTTACTGGCAAGGCGTAATGCAGTCTGTTTACCAAATCGACCCCCAGTGGAGTGAGCAGAGAGCGCAGATCAGGAAGGCGTTCACAACGGGAGCCGATGGCAGAAATATCGGGGCGCTGAATACGGCCTCAGTTCATTTAGACGCCTTGGATGAGGCTGCGCAAGCCCTCGATAACGGTAATTTCAAGCCGGGAAATCAAGCCTACAACTACCTGAAAACAACCTTCGGCGGAGATGCCCCTACGACATTTGAAGGCGTGAGAAATGCGGTGTCCGGTGAAATGGCCTCGGCTTTGAAAGGCAACGCCACTGACTCAGAAATCGCGCAAATCAAATCAACCATCAGCGGGGCGAGTTCGCCAAAACAACTTTCCAGTTTGGTCAACTCGCAGTTGGGCATCTTGGGGCAAAAGCTCCAGACTTACAAAGAGCGCTACGAGCAGCAGATACCGGGCGACACGACGTACACTCCGGTACTGCCTTCCGCGCAGGCAGTGTTCCAGAAGCACGGAGTGGGGCAGGGAGCGCAAAGTGGCGGGCAGACCCCTCCAGCGCAAACGACAGGCCATAAGGTAGGCGATGCCATCGTGCAGAACGGGCGAACGTTCAAGGCAACGAAGGTAGACAAAGACGGCAAAGTCTTGGCGGCAGACCCGCAATGAGCACAGCGGCAGTAACTTTCGATCCAAGTCAGTCTTACGCGCCAGTTGCGGCGGGATTCGACCCGAGCGCGAGCTATGCGCCAGCGCCAGAGAAGGGATTTCTGGATAAGGACATTCCACTTGATTCCTACAAGGACGCGACTCTATCGGGAGTGCAGAGTATCGGCAGGGGCGTAAGGGACGCGGTTACGGGCGTAGGCCATATGATCGCGCACCCGATTGATACCGCCAAAAGCATCGCGCAGATACCAGAGCAAGCGGCGCAGGTTCCAGCAGCAATTCAAGATATCAATGCCTCTCCTGATCCAGTCGGCACATATGCGAAAGCAGCCCAAGAGACGGCTGGACAAGGCGCAGGGCAGGCTCTGGTCGCTTTGGGCACCGCTGGGGCGGCAAAGGCCGTAGGCGCGGCTGCAAACGCAATCCCGAGTGCTTCCAGAGCAGAAGCGGCACTTCAGGATGTGAAAGCGTCGGCGGGGTCTATTCCGATTGATACGTCAGACGTGGGAGATACCGCGCTGAAGATTTATGAGCAATCGCAGAGGGGGGCGAATCTCCCAAGTTCCGTAAATAAGTTGGTCCGCAGACTCACGGCTCCCAATTCCGCTCCAATGACCTATGAGGAAGCGAAAGATTTTCAGTCTAATATCTCGAAACTGTCAGCCGATGAGCAGATGAAGCTGAATCCGAATACCAAACGTCTTGTGGGGCAATTGAATCAAAATCTAAAGGGGAGTTTGGAAGATGCTGCCGATACCGTAGGAAAGGGACAGAAATTCGCCGATGCCATGAAAGAGTATCACCATGCTATGCAGCTTAAGGGATTTAGTGAAGATGCAATCAACGCGGCATGGAAAGCAGCTTTGACCGGGGCGGGACTATACGGCGCATCAAAGATCGTCGGTCTAGACAAAGTTGCGGGTCAGTAGCCGAACCAAAACTTACGATACCAGCGTCTACGCCTTTGTTCGCGGTGAGAATCTAAAAGCGTAATCACAATGGCCAAGAAAACAATCCACATATTCGCAATTCTAGCACTGGGCTGCATCGCGCTAGATGTGCTTCCATTGTTTGCGGCGAACGATGTTGGAGACTTGTACATCCGAAACTTTAAAAATTCGCGCAATGAAGCCCATAGTTTCACCGCGCGCGAATCGGTCTCTTATCTCAAGGACGGAATTCTCCTTGAGTTTGCTTCGCCCATCTCTCTCCCCCTTGGCGTGTCGATTCTTCGCAATAGTGTCAGCACGATTAAGGCGATGAGTACCGGGAACCAGATGATCTGGTCGCACGCACGGCGGATTATCGCAGGTATGCAAAATAACCGTTCCGTCTGGAACCCCGCGATTGTGGAGAATGAGCGATGCATGGGTTGCTCGAAGATTCTTACCCCGCTTCGGGTAAGCACCAATCACGCCGTATCTATCCCGGTCACTTGGTCCACCCCACAGCCAACAGGTATCAGTCTTTGTGACGTTAGGCCAGAATCGCTCGGCGAGTGGCTTGGCTTTACACGCTCGACTGCAAAATCTTTGTGGTCCACGTTTGGAATTTTGCTGCCAGGGGAAAAACATGCACTTACAGCGTAAACACTGGATAGGGGTCACCATTCTAGTCTTCGCCATGACCGCAATTGTACCAAATAGTTCGGGCCAAATTACATATCCGTTTTTAACCCCCCCCAGGTTTCAAGCCTTCGATGCCAGCGGCAATCCATTGGTCGGAGGGTTTCTTTATACTTACGCCGCTGGCACCTCCGTTCCATTGGCTACCTTTCATTTAGATACTCTCGGAAACCTGACGCAGAATCAAAATCCGATCATCCTTGATTCATTAGGCTCCGCAGAGGTCCGTCTCCAGCCTGCCCCTTACAAAATGACCTTGCAGGACTCGAATCATGCGCAGATATGGTCTATCGACCAGATCGAGGATGTAGGCGACATACTCTTGACGCAGGCCGTGCTCCTGAACCCGATCAGCGGAGCGTTGCAGAGTATCGCCGGGCCTTTGGCCGTGACTGCTATTTCGGCAGGGGGGGCGCCAGCCTTGGCGAGTACAGCACAAAGCGGGACTGGCAGCCTGTGCTTGACAGTCGATTGTTTGTTGGTGACTCCTACCATCAACGGCGTGCCGCAATTCGGCGGAGTTACTACGGGCTTTGTGCTGCAAAATTACAGCGTCGGCGGCACATTCTTGAACACGTTGACTAAAATAGCTAATACAGGCGGAGTGTCGGCAGTCACGCAGGCCCAAACATCGGACACGAGCGGCATTGTTGGAGTAACCATAGTCTCATCGGGAACTACGGGAAATGCAGTCGTCGTCTCCAGCGGCGAAACCAATCTTTTATTCGATGGTTCGACGGTAGGCGGAGATTACGTCCAGAACAGTACAATCACGGCTGGATATGGCCATGATGCTGGAGCAAGTTATCCGACCTCGGGACAGATAATCGGAAGGATTCTGAATACGGTATCCTCGCCCGGAAGCGTCCCCGTGTTGATCGAATTGTTTGGCCCGGAAATACAGGCAGGCTCGGGCACGGGTAAAACACTCTGCGCGAATGGCACGTATGTTCCAGTAAGCGGAAATACCACTTCCAGCCAAATAATCAATACATGCGTCATCCCGGCAGGAATCCTGAATTCTGTTGGTGCAACCTTTAGCTTGACGGGCAATTTCAGCATTCTGCCAGGAATCACGGTAACCAGTAGCTTTGCATTCGGATGGGGAACCACAGCGTCATTGGGGAGTTATAGCAATTTCATAGCGCAAACCAGCAATCCAGCATCCGTGGAGGGTGTAACTACGATTACATGCGTCGTGGAAGTGGCCGGAAGCGGAGGCGTAGTAGCCTGCGTTCCGATGGTGACATGGGATGGAGCTTTAGGAGGATCGCCCGCGCCCACGGTTTTCCAAGCGCCATTTCAGTTTGGTTACAACCTCACAACCGCACTATATGTGGGCACGGCTTGCGCGTTCAATACGGCCTCAACGTCGAACACTTGCGGCGAGAGAGTTTTCACTGTTCGTAACAACTGAAAGGACTCCATGAAAAAGCTATTTATCTGGCTGATTTTTCTGTCCGTGTTCCCTCTAAGTCTTCGAGCGCAGCAATCCCTCGCGGCGTCTGGTGCGTGCGCTCAAATTCCCGTTACAGGAGTGGCCACATTGGGCATTCAGGTGACTGGAACTTGGGCGACAACCTTACAGCCCGAAGTCTCCATCGGCGGTAACGCTTTCGTGAATACGCAGGTGACGCCTTCCACTTCTTCAACCGCACAATCAACGATCACGGCCAGTGGAGCATACGTTGCAAGCGTGGCCGGATATGATGTGTTTCAAATCTGCTTCACTTCCTATGCTTCTGGGACGGCGGTAATCTCTTATCGGCCAACGTCGCTGGTCAATGCAGCACTGTTTGGAAGCTCGGGCGGAGGAGGGAGCATACCTTCCGGCACTACGGGCTATTCGCTGGTATATTCCAGCAGTTCATCCGTTACGCCAGTTCCCGGCGCGATCAACGCGTCGGCGCAATCCGGTGCCAGTATCGTCGAGCAGACGCAAGCGGCGGCGACCGCAGCCACGGGAAGCCTAGGCGGGGTGTTTATCCCCGCTGGGAACTACACGGCTAGCGATTGCGCTTCGTGGCAGTCAGGTGGAGACGGCACGACTGCTGGAGTCATCATCCCATCTAACGTCTGGATTCAGGGTGCAGGGCAGGGCAAAACGGTAATCACCGTGAATCGCATATCGACCGACCCGGCGTGCGAATTGTTCTATGCGGGAACGGGCGTGACCGGGGCGCATGTCAGCAACTTGTCCATTGTGTGGAACGACAATTTATCATCCACCATTAATACCGTCTCTACGCCAGTTACTCTTGATTGCGTGCAGTGCGAAGTGGACCATGTAACGTTCAGCACTACTGGCCTCGCCCCCGACCGCGATATCGAGTGGCATGGCGCAAGCAAAGGCAGAGACCACGACAACATCTTTCTGGTAGCCACGGGAACGGATGGTGCAACCGGAAGCAGCGCGGTTGGCATCGACGCGGGGAACACTCCGTACCCTTCGACGGGGGTGTCGATCTACAACGATCTGTTTGTTGAGACTTCGGCCACGGGCACTCCCGGATCGCTGCTGGTTATTACGCAGTCAAACGTATCGGCGACTAACAACATGTTCGATCTCACCGCTTCCAATCCCAACCTTGTCAATCCCGTGGAGGCGGGGCAGGACCAGAATGGCAACATGGCGGCTGGCCTGAATTTCAGCGGAAATACAGTCCGCTGTCAGACTTGCAGCATCTTCGGCTCAGTCTCAAACAGTTCTTATACCAGCAATCATTTCTATGGCACGACGGGCGGCGGAGCGGGTGTCTATTTCGCACAGCAGACGGGAAACACGGTGAACGCGACGGGCGCAACCATCGCACACAACGACTTCCATAAAGGGTCGATCAATCTTGGAGCGGTGGTCAACGCCGGAACGTTTATAGGCCGGCTCACGGTCGCGCACAACGACATCATTGACGGGAATGTGACTTGCGGCGCGTCTCCCGCATCGAACGATATCTCGGTTACCTACAATGTAATTCGATATGGCCAGCCCGGAACGGATGGGCAGGGAATCAATTGCAGTTCGGCCACTGAGGTCTATGGCAATGTGGTCAAGAACGCCGAAGCCTATTCCGCGAGTGGAGCGAATCAGGCGATTTATGTAGGTGGGGCGCTCACCGTATTCGGCAATAATCTGGTGGTGGACGATCAGTTGTCTAATTCTACGGGCACGGCTTGCTCCGTGGCGTCCACGTCGAGCACTACTTGTACAGGCACGGCTACCTACTGGGTTCACGTCACAGGTAGCACTTGGGCGCAAGGCTCGACGAATCGTTGCCTGTTCATCGCTGGAACCTGCGACCCGATCTCAGGTTTTCCAGCTGCGAATTACATCCAGCTGGACACGCCGACCGCCATTGCCTCGGCGACGGCTTATGTTCTCAAACACACGACCTTTAATGCATACGAATTCAACGCAACCGCGATAACGCAATTCAATAACAATCTCACTGCTGGGAGTTTCAACGGCAGTGCGGCGCAATTCGACCAGACGCCGACATGGGTGCTTCGTGCGGGTAATTCTTTCGATAATGGGACGGTGCTGAACAGTGGCGGAACGCTCAATCTCGGCAGCGCCAATGCCACGGTAAGCCAAGCGGGAGCTTTAACGGTTACAGGGTTCACTTGTTCGGGAAGCCCGTGCCCCGCTAGTGGAATAACCTATCCGAGTGGCACGGGCATTCCGCAAGTTATTAGCGGGACTTCATGGGGAACCACGATTTCTCCGGGAACTGGAGTAGTGACCGCGCTCGGCGCTGCGACGAACGCTACAGGAGGATTGGTTACTTATTCCGGCGCTCTCGGCACGCCCACTTCCGGTGTGGTCACTAACTTGACGGGGACCGGGGCGTTCAATACTTCAGGAACGGCGGCTAACCTGTCGGGTACTCCGGCGCTGCCGAGCGGCACGACGGCCACAACGCAAAGCAGCAGTGATTCCTCGACTAAAATCGCCACTACTGCGGGAGTATTCAGCGTTTTCAATACGAACTTTGGGCTAAGCAGTTACACGGGGTCCGGGCTGGCTGCCGATAACATATTTCAGCCTGTCGGTTCAGCGAATGGGGGTATTTATCTGTCTGGTGGTGGTTCGGGCGGAGGTCCCAGCAACCAAAACAACTTTGCAGGTCTGTATCTAGGCACTAATGGCAATGGAGGCGGAGCTACTACCCTGTACAATTTCGCCTACAATCACGGCACGCCTACCACGGCTCTTACCTCGACCAATATTTGTGCCTTTTCCGGAATCACCTGCAATATTCAAGATGGTGGCACCAATCTTTATGCTGGCAACGGCAGCGCTACGGGCGCTTTCAACAACGGCATCACCGCCACAACGCAGGCCGCGAGTGACAACTCCACCAAACTTGAGACCACGGCGGGCACAATAGCCAAACTCGCTGCCCCTCCGGCTATCGGTGGAACCACTCCAAATTCCGCTACGTTTACCGCTCAGACCGTGGGAAACGTGGGAGGAACCACGGGAGCCACGACTTACCTTGGAGCAACCAGCGGCTCGATTGCTTGGGGCTGCACTACGGCGACTTGCGGCACTATAGGGGCCAGTGCAACTGTGTCGGCTGGCGGTTATAGGACCACGACAAATTGCTCTAGTTCTGCATCTCCAGCGGTGTGTGGTTCAGCAGCGGCGGGTACAGTAGCCCTTCCCACGAATGCCGTATCCAGTTCTATCGTGGTGAACACTACCGCCGTTACAGCCAACAGTGAAATCTTCGTTCAGACAGACGACACGCTGGGAACAAAGCTGGGAGTTACCTGCAACTCTACGGTGGCAACTCTCGTTGGCGGTCTGACCATATCGGCGCGATCAGCGGGAGCGTCTTTCACCATCGCTAACAATGTCGCAATTGTGACCAACCCGTTATGCGTGAGTTATACCATCGTGAACTAAATGCGGAAACTCTGGCAAAGGGTCGTGGATTGGGTAATCTTTCAGGCCGCAAAGCTGGCAAACCAAGAACGCAAATGATAAAGAAACTGCTGCTGTTCATTGCGGTTGTGTGTTCGTGCGCCTATGCACAACGCTGGGATTTGGGCGGCCCTATTGCCGGAGTCGTTACCGTCTCGTCCGGCCCAATTCCCTACCTGATTACGATCCCGAACGTGCAATTGAATTGGTGCGAATACCCGGCGAACAGCACGCAAGGCTCGGCCTGCACAAACTATGCGCCAACGTATACGGATTCTACTCTCAGCACTCCATGCTCCAGCACACAACCAATCACGCTTCAAGGCAGCAATATCTGCCAAACCACTAGCGACGTTTTGGGAAATCTCGGCGTCTGGACGCAGGTTGGAACGTATGCCTACACCTTAACCAGCGGCTCTACGGTGTATGGGCCTTTCGCGGTAACCATCGGTGGAGGAGGCGGCGGGGGCGGAGGGATCACTGGTGCCACTTCGGGCGGCGGCTTAGTCGCCACGGGAACAACTCTAGGGCTACTAAAAACATGCACGAATGGCCAAGTAGAGGCGTGGAACGGAACATCTTGGGTGTGCTCCGGCTCTCTGCCTGTAATTATTCCTCCCGTAGTTGGCGACGGAACCACAGATAACGCTTCAATCTTTAGCACGGCTACGGCATCTTGCCCGCAAACCAGTACACAGGTAGGGTGCATTATCGTTCTGCCCTGCGGCCACTTCTATGAGAGTGCAGCTTGGAATATCGGCCTCACGAAAGGCATGGAAATCTGGGGCGGAGGGTCTTTGGGGACGGGAGGGGCCTGCACAGTCATTCAAACTAAAAGTGGAATTGACGGAATGATCGTGGGCAACGGCACGACTGCCAATTCCTCGGGGTTCATCCTCAAGGATGTCGCATTTCAGGACGTGACCGGAAATGGATTATCGGGAATCCACATCGAAGCCACGCGAGATTTCTTGCTGACCAATGTGGCGGCCTACGGCTACCCGGTGGGCGGCGGATTTAATCTCGATGGCGGCGTAAACTTCACTCAGTTCGGCACGCTAATCAATCCCTATACGTGGATGACAAAGTACGGCATTTTCACGACTGGAAAAACTGCTTCCATTACCGTACTGGGCGGAGAGTTTAATTGTCAGAATGCCGGATCGACCGACGTGATTGCGGGATCGCGTGGTATCGACATTGGCGAGAGAAATCACACGGCCTCGACAGGAACCGGCTCGGAATGGTCTGTAGATGTGCAGTCGCAAAACTGCGAAGGCGGCATCTCGGTATACAACGGCGGCGCAAATAAATTCAAAGGCAAGGCGCTCGAAAATACAGTCCTCTCCAGAGGAAGCAATACCTTTGGCGTAAAGGTCGATGGCGACACGCAATCCCTGACCACTGGAAACACATTTGAAGGGATTCAAGTCAACCGGGCCGCGATTGGAATTAATCTTTCTCCCTTTGCGAATTATACTGTCTTCGACCCGCCACCGATCTTCACTGGGACCAATGGCGTCGATGTAGTGGAAGATGCCAACGCCTACGCGACAACGGTTCTTAAGCCTTCAAAGGAATTGACGGGATGGAATACCAACGTTTCCGCGTGTTCGCGTGCTTCCAATGTGGTAACCTGCACAACCTACGCGAACTCAGACAACGGGAATCTGGGCACGCAGTCCGGAACATTGCTTACGCTTTCCAACTCTACTGGCGGTACGACCTCATTCAATGGCACGTTTCCGGCCACGTGCTCGACAAACGACGCAACGGGAGTCAGCACTTGCACTTGGAGTCAGACGGGCGCGAATGAAAGCGCGACGATTAATCCCTATCCAGCGGGCTGCAATGGCGCAGGAACCTGCCTCCAGCCCCAATCGACGGTGCTTAATTCTGGCGTTGGAGTGCTTGTAATCACCGGAGAGCAGATCACCCAAAATCAAACTTTCCAAGGCGTCTCGAACTGCCCCATCCTTGGACTCTCGGGAACAGCGACAACCTGCTTTGACGGAACCTATTTTGATCTAATCGAAAACAACGGCGGCGTCCTGCATCTCTCGGATGGGCCTTCGATTCGACTAACAGGCACGACGACGAATACTTACACACCGCAGCCCACGACGACGGCAGGGTATGGAGTGGCCAGCGTTCCGAATTGCTCCGCGCTCTTAGTGCCAAATCCGCAGACCGCCGTCCCTTGCCCAAGTTCAGATGACAAAGGCAAAGCAGCGGCGACGAATACGAATGGCACGACAGTCTGCTTGCCGATCCCCGGCGTAGCGAATGGCTATCCGCCGAATTACACATGGAGTCCTTCATTTGCGCCCTCGACCGGGCCGAACTACCTCTCAGTAACCCCTCCGGGCCAAACGTCGCTGTACGGGCAGCAATGCGGCGGCGCGAGTGGAGTCACGCTTGACGGCCTAACCGCCCCAAGGAATCTTTCGATTCAACAAGGCGTGACCCTATGGACGGATGGAAATAACTGGTTTACGGAGCCGGGCAATCCTTCAATCCCCTTGGATCAAGTGGCGGCGGCGCTCTCGAATGTGAATATCAATCTGCTGGCTGGAAGCTGGTTGAGTTCGACCTCAGCCGGGAACAATGGTGGAAGCATCGCAGTCACGGGCGGAAATACGAATGATTCAACGGGGACGGGTGGCAACGCAATCCTGCAAACCGGGCATGCGCCAGCGTCGGGGAAAAATGGCAGCGTAAAAATCATTCAGACATTTGAAGCAGGAGCCTCGACTACGGGCAAAGAAGGTTCTATTGCCCGATTCTGCCAGAACTTCTCATCGGATTGCTCTAGCGGCGTCTTAGTTCAAGCCAATGCAGTCAGAATCACGATCTCGGATTCAGGGGATACGAATGGCGCAATCGGCATCGTCTACGCTGGCTCATCCATCGGCAACCCGACTGACATTCAGATTGGCGGCTTGTATCCCACGGCTCTGACAGAAAGCTCTTGCGATCTCACGACAAACAAGTTCTACCTGATTTCGCAAGTCTCTTCGTCAGTAAATGGACGCGGCTACTGCTCGGGGACGGACGGACCTTTGCGAGTTGGATTGGTCGCAGGCGCAACCACGGGAACCTGCAATACTTCGACTCCATGCCAAGTACCGATCCTGATTGCGGCTTCCGGCAGTGGATCGGGGAGCACGAATTTCACCGCTGGCGGCGATCTCTCAGGCTCGAACACTTCGCAGGAAGTAACGGGCATCCTCTCGCATAATCTGCCTACTCTTGCTATCGGCGGACTTTGCTGGACTGGCTCGGCCCTCACATGGGGATCGTGCAGCACGAGTTCTATCACCATCAATAACGGTACGGGAATCACTGGCGGTGGCACGGGATCGACCTTCACGCTCTCACTGACGGCTCCGGCTGTCTTAAATAATCAGGTCAACACATTCGGCGCGTTCCTGCAAACCTTCCAAGGTAACATTCTTTTGACTCCCGGCTCTGATCCCGGAAGCCCGTCTACGGGGCAAGTCTGGTATGCGACTTCTGGAGGATTGTCTTATTACGACGGCACGACCAAGCAGCGAGTCATGAACACGCTAACTCCAGTGACATTAGCGCAAAATAATCTCTCTGGTGCGGCCAACGGAACGTTGCCATATGTAACTGGCGGAGCGTTCGCAGCCCTCCCTATCGGCGGCACGGGCTATTTGATGAATGTCACAGGGTCGGGCCTGCCGGGATGGAACTCTAATCTTGTTTGGTCTACCGGAAACCTCAGCGTCAATGGCACAGTGACGGCTACTAGCTTTATCGGAACCGGCCCTTACTACCTCAAAACGACTTATCCCTCGGGCAGCGTCACGCCAACCGCAGGGCAATCGGCTTTCGCGGTCTCCAGTGATACGAACTGGTATCTAAGCGTCAACGGTGGAACGTTTGGGCAGATTCCTTTTTATCCCACGGGGCAAGTTGCGGCGGATCAAATCGTAGTCGGACTCTCTGCTGGGGTCTATGAAACGCTGACTTTCCCGGCGTGCGCCGATACAGGCGGAAACCATCTTAACTATACCCACTCGGGTGGGATTACTTGCGGGACTTCGGGCGGGGGCGGCTCTGGAGTAATTACGGGCTACTGCGACACGACAAAGGCCACGGGCGCGAACGCAGGACTGAGAATTGCCGCGTGCCTTGCAACCTCTGGAGTTGTCGTCGCGGATGCTTCTGGAGAGACGGCTACTCTAACATTCTCAACCTCTCTAACAATGACCTCAACTACGGGGCAAGTCGTTATTCTTCCTCCGGCCACAATCGTCGAAGGCTCTGGAAACACGATTAACATCTCAGGAAATCACAATATCATCGAGTGTAACGAATGGCGCTCCTGCACTTTGGACGGCTCGACCAACGGAGCTTTAGGAACAGTCAACATTACCAGCGGAAAAGACTCTCACATCCTAGGAGTCGCAATTAAGGGAGGGTCGTTAACTAATCAGGCGGGCACAGAAGTCACGATGTCCGGAGCCTATCATACGTTCGAGCATGGCTCCGTAGACTTCGCGGGGTCGTTCGGAGTTTCGCAGGCGAACTGCTACCGCTGCAAGACGATTGATTCGCACTTCAATCATTCGGTCAAGGCCGCGTGGGGCGTCAATACAGGCACGATCAATTTGAGCGCGATGAGCGGCTCGGGAACTTTGGCGACAGCAACCACTTCCGCCGCGTCTCTCGTGGGTTCCACAGGCAATCAAATGCAGGTCGCTGTGGGCACGTGTTCAGACACCACTTACAACGGCCAGTTTCAGGCGACTTCAACCGGAACGACTTCGTTCACTTACAACACCTTGACTTCGGTGGTTTCCGGCTCTCCCACAGGTTGCACGTATACGGTCCCGTCCGTAGGCAATGAATTTCTCGACAACAAAGGCGCGAATAATAACACTGTAGACACAGGCGATGCGGAAGTAGGAATTACGTCTTCTGGTGGACTCGGACTCACAGACGGCACAATCATCAGGGGTAATTATTTCTATAACGATCTCCCGGTCTGCAATGGAGATACTACGGGCGCGACGGCTCTGGCAGTAACTTCCATCGTGATCTCCGGTACGACAGCTACAGCAACAGTGCCAATCAATCCGAATCTGATTACCAGCCCGGTTGCTTCCACGGTGGTCATCGCGGGCGCGACTACGACGGGCGGATCAATCAACGGAAATCAAACCATCGTAACGGCATCTTCGACTCAATTTACCTTCACCACGTCCGTAGGCTCTCAAACAGCGACGGGAACCATCACCTACGTTGTCGCGGGGCATGGCACAAATGCTCACGGATGTTCAGAGATGTACCAGATGACAGACAAAGCTACGGCTACGGAGTTTGCCGGAAATGAAGGACTGAACTCTTGGCGCGAGATGTTCGCAACTTCTGGTACCGGAAATCGAATCCACGACAATAAGTGCGTGAACCCGAATGCGATCAATGGCGGCAATGGCTGCTTTATGATGAGCGTCACCCATAACGGAGGCTTGGAAACGCAGGGTTATTTCGGCGATTCCACCTTCACCCACAACACTGCGGTCTTGACGAACTCTCTGACGACGCCCTATTGCTATTCAATTCAGTTAGGCACAGGCGTAACTAATATCGTCGAGCAAAACATCGTTATTGCCGACAACATTTGCGATTCGACTGGCGGGGGAAGCTTCGCGCAAGGAATTCGTAATTACGATCCCTCAACAGCCGGAACCCTGACCATCACAAATGTGGATTTCCACGATAATCAGATGTTTGCGACGGCTCCCACGCAATTCTCCGTTACGGGTGGCGGAGTCACGGTAGTAGGTGCCCCAAGATCGGCGAATAATTCCACGGGTACTCCGACCTGCACATTTACCAGCGGTGGCGGGACTTCCCCGGCCTGCACTCTGGATACGGGAAGCTCCGACACTTCTGGCATCATCATCGCCACGACGGGAAGCGGCTCCCCGGCAGGAACGGGGACAATTACTCTGACTTTCACCGTTCCGCAGGGCTACAACAAGCCTTCCTGCACCTATACCGCTTCGGATGCGGGCGCGGGAGCATGGAATGGAATCGCCGTGCTAAAAGATAAAACCCCGACAACTGCCAGTGATCTGTTCACTTGGACGAATGGCACAACGCCTACGGCCTTGACGGCCTCAACCGCTTATTGGCTGAATTATCACTGTGGCCCGAAATAATGCGGAAATGGTTTCTCACTCTCGCCTTCGTTGGGATGTGGCTTTGGCTATGTGATATTTGCCCAGCAGCGGCGCGTTACAATTCGCTTTATTTGGCCGTGACTTGTCTTGTATTTTCGCGCAAGGCCATGCGAACCTCGCTGGCGATCCCCTCTGACATACTCAGCGCGAATCTGCCGCACCTGATCTTCTGTCAATTTCACGTTACAAGCATACTTGCCTCGTTCGCGGGAGTGTTGCTCATTCTCAAGACGTGTACCCGGTTCTATGTGGCGCGGATTGAAGCACAAGGCCACATCGCAAGCGTGCATCCCTTCTGGCTCTGGCCACTTGCCATAAGTGAAAAAATAGGCCAGACGGTGAACTCCATATCGCTTGTTCTTATACCAAATCACGCCATAGGCTTTGCGGCGGGCGAACGGCCAGAGCAAACATTCGTCAGAATTATGTGCGGCAAGCGCCTTAAGGAACCACTGGAGTCGCTTGTCTCGGGGATTAGTGGTAGACTTCTTTGTCATCTTCGCTCCTTCATAGCGAGGGTGTTGGGCGCTCGGCTGTGTCAGGCAGTCAAGCGCCCACTGATTCTAGCACAACTGCTTTGTCTTGCAAGCCTTCCTTGTCTCTCGCAAACGGTAACCTTTACAAACTTAGACGACACTTTGACGGGTTGGCAAAATCCGCCTTGCAGTAACCTCAATCCGGCTGGAAGTCTGTGCGCTGGAGGCTCCGGAACTCCTACCTCGCTCCCGACGCAGACCATCAATAATAATTCAGGGACATGTGCATCGCTTGATGGTGCGGCCATGCAAGTCACGCTTGTTGGCCAGTCTGGACTGTCCAGCGGACAGACGACAAATGTACTGTGGCCGTGGAAAGGAGGAATCCAGAATTACGCCTCGCACTTCATAGGCATTTACCACGTTTGCTATCCGAGTGTTTCTAATATCCAATCCTCGGAGAAAGATCAATTCCAGTTCAATTCCGGCCAGCGTTTTATGATGGGTTCGCAATGCGAATCCCCGACGCTCGGCAACGGCAAGTGGGATATCTGGAATCAAGCGGCGAACTCAGGCGGAGGGGCGTGGGTCGCTACCGCAGTACCGTGCCAGATTCTCACCACGGCAGCAGTGTGGCACACGATTGTTTGGGTCACGCACAGAGATCCCATCGGCAGCACAAACTGCTCCGGCCAGCCCTGCATGTACTATGACTCCCTGACTGTCGATGGCACGGTATACACGGGATTCCCAGCCGAGCCTTCCTTCCCGAACTCAGAAGGAGACAACTCCGGCATCCAAACGCAATTGGACGTGAGCGCAGCGGGCGGATCGGCAACCGAAGTCTTGGATGAATTCTCTTTCACCGAAAGTTCTACAGCTTGGGCCAGTGTACTCAGTCCATCCCGCGCAATCGATTTTTCTCAGGCGGGAGCAGCTCACATTAACGATGCCCGAACGCAATGCGTGACAACAGCTTGCGCGACCGTCACCGGAGGCACCGTAACGGCAGCTTCCATTAACGCCGCAATCGTCTCAGCGCCTGCTAATACCTACGTCCTCCTTCCCGCTGGCAGTTTCGCTCCTACGGGTCAGATTATCGGCAAAAGCAACGTGACTTTGCGTGGCGCGGGCGCGGCATCGACTTTCCTTGTTCCGACAGGCTCTTCCGGCTCCAGTAATTGCAATAACACGCAAATCTGTGCTGGGCCTGTGGATAACAACTATGCGGGAGGGCCCTCGAATACGGCCACATGGACAGGCACCAACGGTGTCTCAGGAACTTATACACAAGCCGCAACCTCAATCATCCTCAGCAGCAAGACGAATCTCGCGGTCGGCAACCCTATCATTCTGGATCAGATCGACGATCAATCGGACACCGGAAATCTCTATGCGGGTTGTGAGATCGGGGGGAATACCACGGGCGGCGACCATTCTGCCGCGTGTTATCAAGGTGCTGGGCCGAATGGGTTTGAACGGGGCAGTACCGCCTTGGGCACGATTCGCGGCCAGCAGCAAATCGTCAACGTAACCAGTATCACAGGGACAGGGCCGTACACGATAGGAATCACGCCGGGCATTTATGCGCCAAACTGGAGAACATCGCAGACTCCGGGCGCATGGTGGCCCACAAGTCCCGTGCAGAACTTCGGCGTCGAAAACCTCTCTATGGACGTGACCAGTACGAATGCCTATCCGATCACGCTCTATAACTGCACTGGATGCTGGGTCAAAGGGGTTCGCACAGTCACAAATGTAAGTGGCGGGCAAAATTGGGCGCATGTTCAGCTTGCCGTCTGTAATCACTGCACAGTGAGAGACTCCTACCACTTTGGCAACATAGGAGATGATTATGGATACTCCGTTTTCGTCGGGTCCGACGATCTGTTCGAGAATAATATCGGCCAGTTCCCAGCCGAGGCTTTCTTTTGCAATTCCGATTGTGAAGGTTCGGTAGCCACTTACAACTTTAGCAGCAACCCGTACTATGGAGCCTCCGCAAACTGGCTAAGTCAGGGCGATGAATTTCACGGCGTGCAACTCTACACGTTAGAAGAGGGCAATATCGGCGCGGGACTTTATGCCGACAGCTTCCATGGGACGCATGTCTTCAATAATCAATTCAGGAATCGCTGGGACGGCCATCAGCAGAACAATGGGCAGCCGACTTCCTCGAACACGATAGCCCTAAGACTGAATCCGGGAACTCGCTACAATAACGCCATTGGCAATATCTTTGGCACCTGCACCGCAGGGTCGATGGTCGCTTGCACGGCGGCTTACCATACGAGCTACAAATCCCTTTCGACGGCAACTTCGATTTACAACTCCGTCATCGATTCCGGGGCTTACCCTGAAACCGGGACGCAAGACGCCTTAGTCAACACGACGAGCATGTTCTGGGGCAACTGGGATGTAGTGAGCAAAGCCGCTCGATTCTGCGGATCGGGAACCTTGCCGTCTTATTGCGGAGGACTTTCAGAAGTGCCCTACACGGGCCTTCCAAGCGCCCTGTACGAGAATCCCGTTCCAGCCTCTACTTCCCTGCCTCCGTCGTTTATTTACTCAGCCAAGCCCTCTTGGTGGCCCGCTGGCATACCTTGGCCGAACATCGGGCCAGATGTGACTGGAGGAACGGAAGGGCAGTGTTCTGGAGGAGTCGCGGATGGGGCAGAAGTCACTCAATCCTCGCAGTGCGGCACAGGCACTTTCATCCCGGATGCGATGGTCTATCCCAATGCGGCTATGCTTTGTTACTACGGGATGGGCGGCACGGCCTTAGGGACTGGGGCGGCGCTCAACGGGTTTACGTCCACAACTTCCGGATGCGGGTATCTCAGCGTCGATTCAGGGTTGCCGCAAGCAAATCTTTCAGTCACGACTTTGACATTCGCCGCACAGCTTGCGGGCACAACTTCCGCTACTCAGGCCGTGACGCTCTCGAACGGCGGATCGTCAACGCTGGTTATTTCTGGAATCGCTGAGACGAATGCCGGAATATTCATCCCGAGCGATAACTGTCCGAGTAACTTGGCGGCTGGCGCACAGTGCCAAATCACGGTCAAGTTTGCTCCTACTTATCCTGCGCCACAGTCTGCCACGATCAGCGTCGAATCGAACGCGGCCTCAAGTCCCAATGTCATTACGATTACTGGCTTAGGTACATGTAATGGAATGTGTTTGGGCGGCCCTCATCCGAAACGGCAACTCAATACGTTCGGAGCGCCCCTGAATTCCAGTGCTCCCGGCTACTCTCATTATCTTTCGATTCTTACCGGCAACACGGCGGGCCAGTACGATACGGGAGCGACCTATGCCCTCCCCGCGAGTTGTGTGGGTTCCTGTACAGCGGGGAACGCCACTTTCATGGATCAAGGTTCATCGTTCCCCATAATGAACTTCTCTTCTTTTGATCCAATGGTCGATCTGACCGCAAGTTACGGGCGGATAAATAACATTATTCTCTACACGTCTTCCTACAATGGGGGCGGGGGCGGGAATTCTATGGTCCCGGCCTACATCTTCTCGCAGGCGTGGGCGGATAAACTGGCTCTCGATGGCGTGACGATGAATCCGATTCTGACTCGGCAGAATTCTGCCTATTATCCGCCGAGTGATTACATCTACATCGCGTCATCTGCTCAATACTGGCGTATGACGCAAACGACATGCTCTAACCCTCGCGGTGATGGCGACACGCACGACATCGAATGCAAGACAGGAACCTCTCAGCCCGCTTGCTTCACAAACGCAGCCGGAGGAAAAGGGACTTCACCCTGTACCGATGGCACGGGAGTCAACGCAGCCGTCTGGACTCTAACCGCTTCTTCCGGCCTTCACGCCCCGCCCCTTGATGGTTTCTGCGGAGCCAGCTACAGCGTTCCACAATGTAATTCGCTTCCTGTTCTTTCGGTTTCCGCGATCTCGGGCGGTTCGGCAACCTTCACCACGAATACGGTGCCTTACTATCCAACTGGAACGGCCATTGTCACAAATATCACCACGGGCGGATTCTCGGACTACACCTGTGCCTCGGGCTGCACGGTCACTGGGGTAGGCACAAATACAGTCACAATTTCGGGCCTTAGTGGCTCGGACGCGGGCGGGTCGGTAGCGGGAACCATGTCTGGGGACATGGCCATCAATATCAACTCGCCCAACTCTCCCACGACCGCTGTACTTGCGACGACGTTACCCGTGCCGTGGGAGCTTCCCCGCCGCGTTTGGCAAAACACCCTGTTTCAGCAGATGGCTTTACACTATGCCAACTCCATCGGCTATTTGGGGATGGGCTTGACCAAAGGCGGGGAGTCGTCGCAGGACTGCACTATCGCTTGTCCCTTCGAGTCCGCGAATGAATATCTGAGCTATGAAAAGATTGAATATCAATTCGAGGGCGCCAACGGCGTAGGAACCTCATTTGCAGGGCGCGGGAACCTAAATACAAATCCCAACGTCGAAGCAACCTACATGTTCGCCAACAATGTTGGGCCGGATAACAACGCTTTGCAAGCGAACTGGCTTTTCAGCATTGGGTGCAATGGTGGCGTGCCTCCGAACGGAGATTTGTACCACGGCGGAAATTTTCTTTTGCTGGCGACAACGGTTTGGAACTCTCCAATGCCCAACGGCCAGTATGGCGTCATCACAGTCCAAACTTCGCAGGACTCGACTCCGGGATCGACTCCGGGGGCTTGTTATATCGGAGGGAATGCGGCGGGACTAGGGAGTTGTTCACAAAGCTCTTGCTCGTGTTCAACTGGCGGCACCGTAGGAGCAATGTCCGCAGACGCCTCATGTACTAACCCTCCGGCATTCCCAGCGCCAAATGGCTATCCCGGAAATCTTCCGGCGATGCAGCCCTATACAAATAACGTAGAAGAGTACTTCTGCGATACGGCGTTGGCGGAAGATTCTACTTATCCGCTGCCCACTGGAATCTGCCCAACTTCTTACCCGCAAGCGACGTGGCAAGCGCCCTACAAAGCGGCGCAGCAGACTTATATCGGCGCTTCGACAGGGACTGCTCCGGTCTTCACCAGTGCGCCTCTGGCAACGTTTACGGTGAATCTCGCGGCTAATTGCCCGTCAATCAATTGTTTCGCGGTGACGGCGACAGGCAGTCCCACGCCAACATTCACATTGACGGGCGGCACTCTCCCTTCGGGTGTGACGTTTGTAGATAACGGGAACGGCTCTGCGACCTTGAGCGGCGATCCCACTGTAGCGGCCATTACAACGTTGCAGTTCACGGCGACGAATTCGGCAGGCTCGGCGAATCAGGCGTTTGTTTTGACGATGGTAGGCGGGAATACTCAGGGCTGCGCCCCGAACTCAGGGTGCACTTCTGGAAATTTCACCTTCTCATTCACTGGCGGCGCAACAAGTCTGATTACGCTTCCGCAGAACTGGGTAAACAATTTAGAGTATGTGGGCACGACGACAAATACGATAAACTTCCCTGCAACGCTCACAGGAGGAAACTGGATATGCGGGACGACTCATTACGGAGCGTACACGGCGAACAGCCTCAGCAGTCTGAATCAGGCGATAGCGGATGCGGAAACGTGCAGAACGGCGAATGGCAGCGGGACGACAATCAATATTCCACCGGGACTATTCACCGCAACATCGGGCCTGCTCCTACCGCAGACGACGGGCGATTCCTCGAACAATTTTATTATCCTTACGTCAACCTCGCCCCTTACTATTGGTCAAACAGCGTGCTCCCACGGAATCCAAGATAACCTCTCCGCCTCGACTCAACCCGGAATCAGAAATATAGGCTGCGCTGGCACGGCCATGAGCTATCAGTTAGGCCAGACTGTAACGCCAATTTCTTCTGGCGCATTCACTTTGGCCAACGGAACGAATACCAATACGTCGGCCTACAATGATATCGCCTCCCTGTGGACTATCGAATGCTCGGCCACGAACTGCGATGCGATCTCAACCGCTTCTCCAGATGGTAACGGCGTAGCGCCCCACAACTTCGCTCTGCTGAACTTTGAAGCCCGCCCACAGGCAGGACTTGCACAGCCTTCGGCTATTGTGAAGATCGGCCTCGGGACGGAAACCGCGGTATTGCAATTACCAACACACATTCACCTTGGCTACTACTACGTGCATGGCGATTGGGCAGACGGACCTCCGGCAGTAGGAACCAACGTCATTCCGAATGACATTGTTTTCAACTGCAATCAGTGCTCGGCCATGTATGGCTATATCGACAAATCGTTAAGGCCCGCGTCCGAAGGCCACGGGATTTATCTGGGCCTCGCGCAGCAAATCAAGATTAATCACAATTGGGTAGAAGGCCAGTCCATAGGACTTTTTGCCGGAGGGTACTCGGCGGCAATTCCGATTACAAACTTTCTCGTTTCGGACATCGAAGATCGGGCGAATCGCTACACCTATCCCTATGCATGGTTAGGGGCAACGGCTCCGACGCAAGGTTCTTATGTGAGAAAGAATGCCCATGAATTCAAGGTCGGAACTCGCATCGTTCATGACGGCAATATTGACGAAAACGTAGACGACTCTGGCGCTCAAGGCGGACTCGTTCTTTCGTGGAAAACCGATAACATTTCTTCCGGGACAGGCTCCAACTTCTGGGTAGCGCAGAACAATACGACGATCACCAATAATCTGATTCGCTCTTCCTGCAACGGAGTGAGCTTAGGTTCGCGTTCGGCATCAGGTTCTGGCAATGGTGGCGGCGTCACGCTTCCGGCGCAACTCTACAATTACTCGAATAACCTGATGCAGAATGTGAGCGTAAACAATCCGGGCTGCGGAGGAGTCGGGACTTCTGGGCCTCAGTACGGTTTCAGAATCGCAGGGGCGACGAATACCTGGACCGCAACAGCTTCGCGAGATGTCACGGGCACGATAGCCATATTGACCCTAACCAGTGCGGCAGGTCTCACGCAAAGCGATCAAAACATCGGTGACCCGGTAGCCGTCCTGAATTGTGCCGATGCGACATTCAATACCAGCCCTTCGGCAATGGGACCACTGGCGCTCACAGGAACCAACCCTACGGGCCTCACAGTGGTTTATGCCAACGCAGGAACGCCCTCAGCGACCACGACAGGCTGCACCTTCTCAAATAACCAAGGCTGGACTGAAAATGTCATCTATAACCACAATACAAATATCTTGGGCACGCAAGGCCAAGATCCATACAGCCCTACGTCTGGCGGAACGAATCCGTTCTCACTTTCTCGCGGCCTCTCTCTGGCCAACTCCATTATCGTGAATGGCGGAGCCAATTCAGTCTATGCCGAAGGCACCAGAACAGAAACAAAGGCATTCGATCCCTCTACCCTGAGTTTCAACAATCTACTGATTACGGGCCGCTCTGCAATCACCTGTCCGGGCTTCACTGGAGCTTCCTGCTACACGCAATATCCGGGCACGATCTCGCCGCCCACAAACGTCTACGTCACGCCTACGGCGAATTGCACTGGCTCTAGTCCAACTTCGGGATGTGCGGGATTTACGGGCGTAATGAGCACTTCGAGCATTCCGGCGTTTTTGAACGACTGGCACAGTTGGAGTTTGGTGTCGGGCAGCACTTACGCGGCAGGGAATGCGGGGCAGGCGACGGATGGCACTTCGCTAGGGTTCGCTCCGAATTTGATTGACTCTGCCCAAACCAACAATCAATATACATGCAGTAACCCGTGTGGGAGCGGACCTTATGCTGATCATTAACTTGCAGCAAATTCGCGGCGTAGATGTTGAGTGCCATGTGGATGCCGACTATATTCTGCAAATCACATCCAACCTGTCCGAAGATGCTACTGCCGCTTTTGTAACCAGCACAAGGGAGCCGTGGGAACTGGGGCTGACGGAACCGCCCGAGGCTATTTGCATCAATCCGAATCGTTGCAACTTTGGAGACTGCATGAAACTAAGACTCTTCTCTCTCGCCCTGTTATCGGTATTTCTTGCGTTGCCGGCTTTCGCTGCCGCCCAAGGTCAAGGCCAGACAACCACGGGGAATTTTACCTTCACCTTTGTGCAGCAGCTTGTTTGGGCAAATGCGACCGCAGGAGGAAATATTGTCTGCACGCCCGCGCAAATCCTTGCCTTGTGCAACATTCAGGCCGTGCCGAATACCGCTGTGACTGTCACGTTGGCAGTTAGCGGAGGGACAGCGCCATACACGTGGAGTGCGGTTAAACTTCCCGCTGGCGTAACGCTCGGCAACTCTACCGGGTTGACTAACACCTTAACGCTTGCGGCATCGGCGACTGATCCTTGCAGCGGCACGGGAACCTGTTTGAGCATCACGGTGACAGACTCTTCGATTGTGGCGCAAATGCTGGAATTTAAGCTAACCCCGCAGGAGAATAAGGTTGCGATTTTAGTGCCTCCGGGAACGAACTTTGTCCGTGCAAATAATGTGCAGATTCCAGTAAAGTAAGGCGCAAAGGAGAACCATGAATTCATTCGTTCAGAAGCTCGTTACCCTCTATTCCGCGAACGGCAAATTCCATAGTTTTGTCGTCGCACTTGAAGTTGGAGCATCCAGCGGCTTGACTTCCTACGGGGGCGGATTGCCGACAAATAAGGCATCTTTGATTGCCGCCGGCCTATTTGTGGGCGGATTTATTTGGGGATCGGTGAAGGGCTGGCTGCGAAACAATGTGGCGATTGCCTCAGTACAGGGTACGGGCGCAACCAAGACTCAGGCGCAGGCGGTAGCGGCTACGGCAGCAGTGAATTCGCAGAAGTAATCTCTCGGGGGCGGGAGAACAGCGGAGCGCGATGGATGCTATGCTTTCTGCAATACTCGTTGACGGCGTGGTCAACCCGTGGTGGGTATTCGCCGCATCCAGCATATTTCTTGCTGTTGTGGCTGGTGTTGCTACTAATTATCTGGTTGAGCGTTTTAAGCGCCGCTGGGATAAGGATGACCATGCGGAGGAGAAAGAAAAGACAGGAGTACAGACAAGCATTGCTCAACTCGGTCTCCGTCTTGCTGAAGAGACCGATCGAAGAGAAAAAGCCGAGCGCGATCTCCATGACAAGTGCGAATCCCTGGGCCGCGACATATCGCAGATACGCGAGGTCTTTAGCAACTTTCTCGGTAGGAGCAATCTTCCATGCCCGCAATGGAATAAGGAAAAATGATGGGATTGCGCGATACGCGCCAATCTTATTTGTGGCCCTCTGCTCTGGCTTGATGGTCTATGCGTTCACGGGGCATCATTACGAGACGGTGACAGAGCACAATATCAAGGTTCTCCGGCAGATCGGCCCGAACGAATGGATGATGACCGACGATGAAGAAGGCAAGTTCCGCTACCGGGGCTGCGACGATTTTCCGAATAATAGCGTGATTTGGGTTGGCTATGTTGCAGATCACGCGAAATGGGAAGAGCAGGGCGCTTGCAAGAGCATCCGCCGCGCCGATCTCGGATTTTGGTGGGCAGTAGATGGAAATGACGATGTGCGGAGGATTACGCCATGAGTGGACCCCCAGACAAGTGGAGCAAAACGCAAATGTCCACCACTTCGGACCCGAATGCTCAGACGAGCAATTGGGTGCTCAACTGGTTGAATAACAATTTTCCCATCAATGGCGCTTTCGCTGCCGTTTGTAGCGATGGCACCTTCTTGTTCGGCGGCTACTACAGTTAACGGTAGGTTCGATTGAGCGCTACTCCGCCAACCGAGATATACGTCACCCTCCCGGTCGTCCAGTTTATCGACCGGGAGATCGGCCATTTGGGGGAGAAGACTACGCTGCGCGCCGATCTGGAAGCAATGGCGGTCAGGTTGAATCATTTGGAAATTCTGCGGCGATTAGATGAGTTAAACCACGCTCACGTTCAGGCAACAGCCGACAAGCAAGAGCTGCTCCCAAGGCAGTTATTTGAACAGTTCACCAACGATAACGCGAAGTGGCGGGAGGCAGTAACGAAGTCGATCAGCGAGTCCGTAGGCTCTAACCGCACACTGATTGTCGTGGTAGGCTTCATCTTCACTGCTATCACGATCCTGATGAGATTTTTGAAATGAACGAAGCGGAGAGAGCCGAGAAGCGCCGCATTATTCTCAGAACCATCGAGAAGAAAGAGAACGCCAAACCTACAAATCCGTCGCTGATTCACGTGATTGATGCGGAGATCAAGCGACTGCTGGCGGAGCTAGATAATCTGGAAAAGGGGCTGATGTGAATTACAAAGAAATGCTCCAAAACTCGCTTCCGGGATGGAATGGCAGACTCGCGGCACACCACGTGAGTTACCTCGGAGACGGGCACGTTCATCGGGCCGTACCTTACAATCCGCTCGATCCCAAAGTTGTCGCCACGAAGCTTGCCCTAATGCAGTCCGTCGGTATCGACGTTGTAATCAGTACGTGGCAGGGAATTTATGCGCCAGAGTCGAATAGCGACACCATTCTCATGGCGAAGATGTGTGCCGAAGTCGGAATGCAGCACGCCCTGCTTCTGGACCCGTGGTGCGCTAAACTTGGGCCGCCCAACGGAGTAGTGACCGCACCCTCGACGCAGAACGTCATCGACTCCTTGAGCGCGTCTTCCGCAATCCTGAACGCTTCGAGCTACGTGCCAGAGAAATTTATCCTCGATTTCAATACAGGCGCGAATCTCGGCACACTGGCCAAACAGTTTCCGCAGTACGACTTTCTCGCCCAAGGCGCCGGCTTTAGCTGGATCAGCATCCCGCCGAATCTTACCCCAGATAATCCCGCCTGCAATGCCGCTAGCGTGGCGAATTTGAAATCCCAGCACTCCAACCCTGCCATGAAGGTTGCGAGCTTCTGTATGGGCTTTAATGACGCAGGAATGCCCCTCCCAGCGAATGTGCAGAGCATGACAGCGTTCCTCGCGGCGGGCGGGAAGCGAGATTGGACTCAAAGCGTGTGGGGAGGGCCTGCCCGAATCCTCTACAGCTATGAGGGCGAGTTCGCTCAGCAGCAAATAGCGACGATTCCTCCGAATGTGCCTATTGTGGCCTTGGTCACGTGGGACGACGTAGATGAATGCACCGCCATAGAGCCGAAGGTGGCTGAGGCTGCCGGAGTGAACTGGGCAACGCTATGAGTTGGGAAGATTTCGACAAATCGTGCGCCGCGCTCTGTATTTGGAGAGAAGGCCGAGGCGAAGGTCATGACGGAATGCGGGCAGTCGCTCACGTGATTAATAACCGGGCCATCGCGCAAAAGAAGTCATGGGCGCAGATCGTCTACGCCAGACTACAGTTTTCTTCCATGACCTATTGGAACGATCCACAGTTGACAAATGTCCCGGTCGTGCCAGACCCACAGTTTGCGGATGCGTGGCAGATTGTCGAGGCGGTTGCAGCAGGCACGGATGACGACCTCACGCAGGGCGCTACGAGTTACTATGCCACGACAATAGAGCCTCCAGCTTGGGCAGAAAGTATGACCAAGACGGTGCAGATTGGGCGGCAGATATTCTATAAGAGTTGACTTTCCTCTCTCTTGCGCCTATAAAGGTCGGCAACAGTTGTTTGGGAAAAAGCAAGCCGGAGCCGCTACTTCCCGTCCCGCAACGGGCGGCTCCGGTGAAGGTTTTATAAATTCATAGACTTTTACGACGGAATGTCGTGACGATCTTCCACAAACAGCAAGGCCGTTGTACCGAAAGAGAGTATCACCGGACATTTTCGTCCCCGAGGCGGCTGAGGGTAAAGGGGGCCGACACGTGATCCTGCTACTGGGCTGTCGCAGAGGACCGGCGAAACGGGAATTCCAGCCTCAGATGGCTCTCTCTAGGTGGCCGAGCGCATAATGCAGCACGACCCCGCGAAGAGTTAAACGACAGCACTCTTCGCGGACAATTCAAGGAGAGCTTATGCGAACATTTCAGCGACTCTGCCTTCTCGTAATCCTAGTCAATCTGCTTGTCTTCGCCCTCGGGTGCACCGCCAATTGGATCGGCGAAGCAAGCTCCATTCTGCAAACATTGATTCCCGCCGCCGCTGCTTTGCTCGGTTTGCTCGGCACCTTGGGCGTAGGTCCAGCAGTTCTCGCAGCCTTCACAGCATGGAGCACAAAAGCGACCACTTCACTGAATATCGTCGGCCAGTTAGTGCAGGACTACAACAAGGCAGAGGCAACAGCGCAACCGGGAATCTTAGGCCAGATCGACAGCGCGATTACCGCGGTGCTCGACGAATTGCAGCCTTTACTTCCTACCTTGAACGTGAAAGACCCGAAAACCCAGAGTACGATTACGGGCCTGTTTGCTGATTGGGCGCAGGAATTGGAAGCCTTGCTCAATTTAATTCCTGTCATCAAAGGATCGCTGACGCCCGTGCCCGCCGATGCAGTAACAGAACATGAGGAAGTAATGAAGCGCCTCAACAAACTGAAATCGGCGAAGCAGTTCAAGAAAGAACTAAATGCCAAGATCGCCACAGTGAATCCGAAGTTTCAGGTGAAGTAGGATGCGCCATGTGACTCTCATCTTGTGTCTGGCGCTGTTATCGGGATGTGCGGTACAGCGCCGGGTCCACGCCTTCAATGATCGGCAACTGGCTAAATGTGAAGCGAAGTATCCGCCAAGGAACGGGCAAGACCGCTGCCCTGTTCTGAGTTTTCCTGCCTGTGAGCAATCTGGGTTTGGAGAAGTGTGTAGTCAGTGAGGCGGATTAGTTCGAGTTTCTGAAAATGAGCGCATGTCTCCAGTCTTTCCCTCTCGGTATATTCCCAGAGCGTAGATTGTAGCGGTCAATCCTCTCTCGTTCCAGTTTCTTACACGCCATACAAAGGCCGTAAAGTCCTTCTGATCTGAGTTTCCTTTGTGATTCCGCGAACAGTTGCGGATGCTTGTCGCGAGAGCATTTGGAGCAGATCATAGTTGCTTGAGCGAGAGACTACCGTTGTTCTCGATGATCCAGCCTTGGGCCTTAAGCACGCCGATAACATTCTTCGTGCAGTTAGAATAATCCATCCTTAGCGCGGAGGCGATTTGCGTGCGCTTCATGCTGCCCTGTAACTGCAACATTTCCACGGCTTCACGGAGACGCGGAGCGAGTCTGGCCTTGATCGCCGTCCACTTGTCTGCTGAGTCCGTAGTCATAATGACCTGATCGCCGAAGGACGCCTTAAATGCGCCGTACTGCCGCATCAGAATGTTCTTGAGCATATTTAAATCCTCTTGCATCTCAGTCACCTGCGCGCGGAGCATCTCGACTTCGTTGCCTAGATCGGAGCCGGGTTCCACGTATTCCGGCTCCACGACGCCGTTAAGCTGCGGTAGTGACATTAGTTTCCTCCGTAGATGCACCAGCGGTTAACGCGGTGCGGAATGTACGTTCCATAATTCGTTTGACGACAGCCGGACCGCCCAGACGCTCCATCCCTCGCAGGTAAGAAATAAACAAGCGGACTCCTGCCAAGTTCTGTTTCACATCTACAAACTGATCCATCGGAATGCAGTTTTCCAACTTCGGAGCGGCGGTTCCGAGAATGTAAGAGCGGGCCGATTCTCGGAAGATCGTAAGCTTCTTAAACATCTCAAGGGCGCTAAGATCGTTCGGATGCGTGTCCGGGTGGCATTTCAGGGCCAATCGCTTAAAGGCCGAATCAATCTCGCTGAGTGTCGGAGCGGGATTGTCGATTTGCAAGCCAATCTGCCAAGACACATCCTCAGCCGATTCCAAGGAATACCAGACGGCAACGCCCGGATCGCGCGAACTGCCCGGATTGAATGTAATGCTCGCAGCAGTGACCTTCATCGCTACCAGTTCACGTGTGATCGCCTTCTGATAGTCCATAACAGGCTTCTTCCACGCCGTGCGAGAGGCGCGATGCTCGATAAGCGTTCGCGGCCAGCCATCAGGCCAGCGTAAAGTCGATTCAATGGTCGGCTGCAATTCATGCTTCGCCATTCGTGCTTCCTTTCCTGTTTCCGTATTCCAGAGTGAGTGGGCGGCACACTCTTGTCTGATGAAAGTTAGCCCTGCCCTATGGCCAGCGTCCATAAGTTATATGGAAGCACAAAGCCCCCATCGCCACTACCCCCAATAGCCAGCCTAAAATAAATCCCGACCACCACAAACCGAGCTTCCATTCATTCTTCATGCTCAGGCCCCCGCTCTACAAACTCATGCCCGAATGGTCTTGATCCCTCAGCCCCGCCGTCGAACGGTCCATGGATCGCCGTGTGTTTGCGATGGCCGCACTGTTTACAACGCCCGCATCGGCAGACTCGACCGCCCCACTTGGTGCGCATAGGGCAATCTTCGTAAAGAACCGCTCCGGTCATGCCTCCTCCTCAACCTTCCGCAAGTTCAGTTTGTTCCCCGGCTGAAATAGCACTTTGCCATTGCGCTCTCTCCTTAGACTGTGGTTTCCGGCTGCTCCTGTTCGTTCTGGGCCATCTTTAGGCTTTCGCCCAGTAATTCCTCCAAGCTCTTCTCTTTGTTCGCTAGGCGGGCTAGAAGCGCCTCAACTTCGGCATTAAACTTGGCGGCTCCCGCTTCCAGTTCCGCGATCCGCGCTGCGTCCCGCTTGAGCCGAACTACAAATAATTGATATTGCGGGAGTTCCGCTAGATCGTCCACATAAGAAACAAAGTCGCTCCACTCGCGCTCGGGATGACAGGCCAGTTCAAATAGCATCTGATCGCGATGTTCTGCCGGGACGGCTCCCCGCATGTACCAATCGAGATGGACGTGACGGCGGGGACATTTGAATTGAGCCATCCCCAATTTCCCGATCAGCCCGTCTGGACTGCATCCCGCCCACGGAAGTCGAGGGTGCTTGATGAATCCCGCCGTGTCCACGATGTAGTCATTCCGCAAACCGTATTCGACCCGCGCTATACCCTCTAAATCTTTGCCGCGCTTAATGTCCCAGTAATTGCCCTTATCATCTTCAAGCGATTTATGCCCAAGCCGCTCGAAAACAATCTGCGCGAGGTAGGCTTTTCGGGTGACTGATTCCTTCCCGCTCTTGCCTTTTGCCATTACGTCGTCGATTCGGGACGCAGTTATGTTACCGGCGCGTTCATCTTTCCAGCCGTCAGTCCCCTGCTCGTGGTCGCTCATTGTCTTACCTCCCTCAACTCGCGCAATCTGCCTTGATAGACTTTGACGAAGCGATCTCGCGCCGACTTATCCCCCATTTGGTTGGCCTTCGCGTAGCATTCCCCGAAAACGAATTGCAAAGTAGCTTTTTCATCCTTCGGTCCAATCTTCGTCGCATCCTGCATCTGGATACAGTAATCGGTGATCGCGTTCTCTCCCATGCCTTCGGCGCTTCGGCCATCGTCGTCAATGCCTTTGGCCACAATTCCGCATCCCGCTAATAGCGTATAACGTTGAAGATAGTAGGTTGTCGACCCGATAGCCTGGACGCTGTTCTTCGATCCCGAAGTATCCGGTGGTCCGCCTAACGTCGCCATATCTTCTACGTGGCCGGACGCGGAATGACGGAACACGCAGGTCACTACAGTGCGTCCATTTGCCCCTTCGCTCGGTCGCCAAGTATGAATCAATCCTTCTTTGCGGAGTTCGTCGCCGCAAATCTCGGAAGCTAGCTCAAGTTCGGCGTGAGAGTATCCAGTTTCCTTCCCATCTTTGGTGGGGAAAGTAACTTTCTTCGTTTTGAATACGACAGGAAGATGATCCTTGAAACGCCCGAGTGCGGCCTCGAATTCCCGCCGCGCATCCTCTCGCTGGGCCTTGGTTATTGCATCTACCAGCATTGCGAACTGCTCCGCCCCCGATCCGCGCTCAATCGCCACGCGCATCAACCGCTCCCACTTATCCTCCGAAGGAACTGGTTCCGGAGGCGTCAGGATTAATTCTTGTTCGTTGCTCATACTTCTCCTTCTCCCAGCTTGCGATTGATAGCGTATTTCTGTGTCAGGCGGACCAGTTCCGCGCGTTCGGAGATTTCCTTGTCTATTTCTGCAATCGTTGCGCGGATCGCGGAACGGTCGGCCACAAGCATTAATCGTTCCTCGTAGCACATTGGCCCTTTTAGCATGGCGCTTATTTCCTCAGCGGCCTTCTCTAGTTCGGCTCGGCTGCGCTTGTTATTGGCGATAGGCGGCTGATTTAACGCCTTCGCAAGCACTTTGACGTAAGGTGCCTTACTCATCCGGTCCTCCTATTTTGCGGTTGATCTTCAAAGCCTCATCTGCGGGCGCAATGCCGTAAATCCACGTTCGCGTTTCCACGGTAATCCTTGCCCCCGCCAAACACTCCTTGCAAAGTAACAAAGTGCTCATCGCCTCAAGCTCTCCAGAAGCTAAATTCAGAGTTAAGACTGGCCGCGCCTCGGCAATCTCAGTGCCGCACAACGCTACCCTTGATCCTTCCCACTTCTTGATTGGCTCAATGGAGGAATAGAGATGCACTCTCATTGCCCTTCGTCCATTCTGCGGATCGCCGCGTCCTGCATTTTTTCGTTGGCATAAAGCGGCTCGGGCGGATCGTAAATCGCTATGGCGGTTTGCAGCGCCCGCATGCAGCCTTCGACTGCACCCACGCTACCCGCTAGGTCGATGAACTGCGGATTGTTTTCTCTGTCGCGGTTGAATGCTTCAAAAGCCCCGCCTAGAGCGTTTACCGCGCTCTGCAACTCCTCGATAGATTTTCTAGTCTCGTTGTGCACGGCTATTCCTTTCAGTGATTTGGCGCGCGTAATTGGGGTTGCCCGCATTGGGTGTGCAATGGGGTGAGGGGCTAAGATATTTTCCGTAGACAAGCTCACGGTGTTGCGCGATCAAGTGTCGAGCCGTTTCCAGTTCACGCCCATCGAAAGCCGCGCCAATCATCTCGGTTGGCCCGCATGAATCTATCTGATCCATGATAACCGCAAGATTGCAGTAAAGCGCGCGCACTATTTCTAAAAGCCCTTCATCTCTATCCACGTTTTTCCTCCACCCGGTACGGCGTGTAGTTGGGGTTGCCCGCGTTCAGGCGGTCACCACATTTAAGACTATTCCTAGTTCTCTCGCGGCTTTCATAGCTTTTCTCTTGATCGCCGCGCCGCGTTTCTTCTGGCAATCATCGCATTCCCAAAAGAGCGGAGTGCTCCAACTTGGAGGGCCGAATTCTACTTTCTTACAAGTGTTGCAGACGCGCTTTTCCGGGGGTGCTCCATGCGACTCCGGGGCGCTAAGGACTTCCATCATCCGAGCCATGCCCGCCTGCTGAGCTTCCTTATATTCCGGCCCGTTGCTCTCAACGTGTTCGGCTTCGGCCTCCGTTTTAGCCTTACTAACCGCATCTGGTGGCAGAGAATTGAGGCATTCGTGAAAGAGATTGCCCCACTCCTCGCCGCTGATCGTCGCTGGCTTCATTTTCATATCGCGTCCGATCCACTTGTACCAAGTAATCCTCAGTCCGTTCGGTTTGTACCAGAAGTTCGGGAGCATAATCGCGCAACGTTCGGCGTGCGGATGCAGTTCCCGCCACTTGGCCCAGCGCTCTTTGCCGCCGCAAGTACACGCCCAAGCATCGCCGCCTCCGACCCCCATCTGCTTTGCGAGATCGGCTTGTGCTTTAGCCTCGGCAGCACGCTCCTGCTTGCTGAATGATTCAATCTGGCGCTGCCACGACTCCGTTTCCTTGCTGAGCCACGGGAGTTGGTTCCGCCCCCAACAAAGCCAATCAATAATTGCGCGATACGGCTTTTCCGCGTCCTTGCGCGCTTTCAAGCAGAGACGACTGAAACACGTTTTAACGCATCCGCCGTGCCGATCCCACCTTTCCCTTAGTTTAGAAACTCCGCAATCGCATTCCACGTCCTGATAATCTGGGTGCATGAGGAATACGTCGTTTTCGTAGTCGGCTCCGTACCCAAACTCCCCACCAAGGAACCCGCCGCGCTTGTCAGGCTGAATGCCGCGAATGATAACTTCAGACAAGTGATAGAGACACCGGGAAAGCACATCGCCCTCATTCGAGAAAGCGTTCGGCGGGCCGAAAAACTGCGCGACCGTTTCACCGGTGCTCTGATTGACTGCATGTCCTAAAGTGTTCACGCTCATCGTTCCTCCCGGCTCAGGGTGAGGATCACCTGCCCGTCCTTCTCGGAGTAGCTCATCGGATTACCCTCCTTGCCAACCAGAGAAGGCCGCGAAGTAACGGCACGTTCTCTTTGTCCAGCGCAGATTTCTCCAGCATGATCCGCACAGCCTGATTCTTGCTTAACGGCACGAACTCTCCGGGTCTGTACATTTTGTTTCCGGGATGACGAATAAGCTTCAAAGAAGGCCAGTTTTCCACAGTTCTTCCACCTGAGATTCAGTAAGTTTCATAGGTCCCTCCGAGGAATGAAAGCGAAGGTCACGGCGAACACTGCCACGAACAAGCAAAATATAGTGCCCCACGCACAGTAAATAGCGAAATTTATCATTCCCACAATGATGTAGTAGAGGAACCAATCCGACCCCCTCCATGCCATAGCCACCTCCAAGCCGACAGAATTATTTATGAAACCTCGCCAGTAAGCTCAGAAGCCCGCCTACCGCCGCCGCACAGACAACCAGCGCAATCACGAAGCTGCGGAAACTCAGTTCTGGCACTGGCTCGTTCTCGTCCATCTCTACCAGATCGTCAAAGTCGTGGGGCATAAGTCCTTTCAATCGAAATCTTTGAGATCGCATTCACACGCTGCATCCGTGCGCGTACGCTCATCCATGCAGTGATCCGTGACACGGTTGTGCTCCTCCGCTTGATAACCGTCGTGCGTTACGAAGCCGCAATCTTGGCAGTAATATTCCACGTGCGTTTCGCTCATAAATCCTTTCAGTACGGCATTCTCGGCATGAAATAAAGCGTCACAAAACAGAACGCAATAACCAACAGCACGGCCAGCCATAGCCAGTAGTCGCGGATTATTCGCCCTCCTTGCCTAAGGCGGCGATTGCCACCATCATTCGCAACTCTCCCATCGTAAGATCGTAAGCCCACTCCTCCAATTCTTTGCCGCGAATCGCGACCATCTCAGGCGGATTTTCCATGATAAAGCGCACCATGCGCTCGTCACTGTAACCAGCGATTGCTTCCAGTGCTTCCTTCCGCACTTTTCGCAGGCGGTCCATTTCGCCGCACGCCGCAGTTATGGCTGCCTGTAAGCCGTTAAAGCCAGATTCGACTTTCTTTTTACTCATTCGCTGTTCCTTCTTCGCGCAGTCATACCAAAGAACTCTGAATCTCGTCCAGCTTTCGGAATGCCTGCATGTCGGCTTCTTCCATACCCATCCCCAACTCCGCCAATCTGTACTTCGCCCGCAACAAAATCTCCCACGGATCGCGCCGAAGCATGTTGCCCGCGAGGTAGTCCGCTTCCTGCTGTTGGTTCAGGCGCGCATCCACCATTGCGGCGAGTCCGTCGAGAAGATGGCCGTCATAAACTTGGTCGATCATCGCGTCCTCCCGTTGGATTGCTGGTAGCTGACCGAGACAGTCACCGTTTTGGTCATGCCGACCTTCTTGAGAATTCCGCGCCCAGCCTGTCTGTTGCCCCGCATAATATCGGATACGTAGGCGGCGGAGAATCCAATCTTCTCTGCGAATTGCCGCAAACTCAATGTTCCCTGATGCTTCTTTAGAACCTCAACCATTTGTTCGTGCGTCATGAAAAGCACTGTACGCTTATTTTAGTTGACACGTCAAGTAAATTCGTATACTGTCTCTAAATCGTGAAGCGTTCACCCCTCAAGAGATCGCAGACTGGAAACGGAACTACCTACAAAGGGAAAGCGTTCCGATGGTTGAATCATACGGAAAAGGTCGAGCGATTCTGGTCTCTCGTGGATAAAGGCGAAGTCGATCAATGCTGGGAGTGCGACGATACTTTGATACAGGCCGCGAGGTCTGCCAAAGCAATAAGGCGGTCCGGGAAGAATATTCACGGAGAACGGTCGCGATGGCAGCGCGGCAGTTTGGTGTATGCGGCTTCGAGGAATCGGGGCATTGCCTGACCCCCGGCAAGTTAATGCAGATATTCGACATGACCTTCGAGCACGTCAACAAGCGCGGCGCGGGAAAACAGGACGACCGCATCGTAGACGAACACGGAAATCCGATGAACTGCGCGGCTCATGCTATTTGCAATCAACAAGTTGGCAGCCGGAGAGTCCTGTGAGGGGGCAGTCAGAAAGGAACATATGCGAAACGATTTGAACATGAAGCCGGGTGAGCACCGCAAGATGTTCGCGGATTACTTTAACACGCTAGAGGATTTGAAACTGGCGATTGCCAAGGCCGAACTTGTGAGCAACCAGATTGCGGACGTGATCCACACAGAAGGCCGGATCGCGCTAGAAGCGGAGTGCCTCAGCGATGGCAGCATCGTTTACAACGTGGCGATTCTCGGCAATGCCGCGACAGGTTGGCAGGGCGAACTGGTAGACGAACTTCTCACGTAACCGAGGGTCAGAAAGGAATATATGACGCACACGAACAAGAATTTAGAACGAATTTGGCCATCGCTGTACGAATCCGCAAAGGATGCGTTGGAGTGTCTGCGGCGCATGCCAGAGAACGAGGGCGCTTACCGCACTACCTGCATTCAACAGCTAGAGCATGCACTCAAGTTCGCGTGTCCAAAGTGCTCTGAGCCGCTATCGACCAACGATTTTATCTTTTGGTGTGAACGCGGTCATGTATTCGAGCTAGAGAAGAAGACAGGCACGCTCAACATGTATTTCGGCAACGATGAGTTCATCCGCAAGTTGATCCCCACCAAAGGCAAGGTGGCGGCAGTACCCGCTACAGACGACATAGGCCTGGAATTTTCGGAGAAAGAGAAACTTGTTATCTCCGAAATCTCCGCCAAACAGGAGCTGCGTCCAGCGAAGGTTATACATCAAGCGCTTGCCACCTATCAGTTGGTAGTTTCTGGCTCCCACGAATTGCGCGAGGTTAATCCTGAACTCAAGATGCCTTCGGATGAGTTTTTTGAGCAACTTCGCAGAGAAGGCCGATAGGGGTGCGGTAGACGGGCAGTGACCGGAGATTCAACGGAGGACATAATGAGCGCATGGTTTTCTAAAGCAGCTTCGGAGCGTGGTGCAGGTAGTGCGGTTTTGGATCGTCTCGCAGAAGGCATAATCGAAGAAATGAAGGCTCTGACAGATGACGAACTGGCCGTTCTTTCAAAGGCTTGCAGTCGAGCAACTTCGGCTAATTGCTGGTTCGGGCGCTATGACATGGCGAAGGGCTTGCTCCCGTTTATCGAGGAAGAACAACGTGAGCGGCCTATTCGACGCAGATACGAAGCCAATCACGCTGCTGTGCAACTGTAGCCCGTCCGAGTGACAGCGGTAGACGGGCAGTGAATCTCAACCGGAGAGGGAAGGTTATGGGGATCGAATACGGGCTGAACACGCTAACTGGGATTCCGGTCTACGTGGATGGAAAACGGACGGGCGATATTCGTAGTGAGCGGGGCGTTTGGCGCTACTGGCCTAAGGGTCAGAACTTTGGCGGTGAACTTTTTCCGAATCTCCGCGCGTGCAAAGAGTCACTTGAATCCGAGTAAGTCTCAGGGGGAACCGAGGGAAGGGAAAAGGAAAAATTATGCCGTTGATGATAGCCAAGGAAAAATTACTTCTCGATAACGCACTACGACTTGCGGACCAACACCGCGAACATTGCGAAGGGGCCGCGTGCAATATCGCACTTAGCCTAATTTACGAATTGCTGGAACGGGCCGGAATCGAAGTTTCCGCGGATGATCGGCGTAGATTCCTGTAGGGGCACGTTGGGGGCGCGGGTGAATCTCAACCGAGGAGGGGGGTATGCAAATTTGGAAAGTTGAAGCAGAAGGCGACACGTTGTATATCGAAGCGGAAGATTTCCAAGCCGCCAATGACCGATTCGAGAAGTTTATGGGCATCATGCCCCAAAGCCTTCTCGCGTGGACGCAGGTAGAAAAACTTCCGGAAGGCGAAGAATTCCTGTAAGGCTCGAAACGGCTCACGTGTGCCGTCATCAAATAGAAGCAGGAGACTGAGTTTGTGAGCGAAGGCTTAGTAAGCACCAAAAAGGCCACACGGCGCAGCCCGCGAGGGAACTGGCTTGTGGTAGAGATGCACCAAGGGAAGATTTTCTGGTGTACTTGGGTCCAGACGTGGGCGGGGGTCCAAGCATCGAAGCGGCACAAGGAAAGATACCTTGCTGCGTATCAAGACCTCGAAAACATGCGTGCAGTGCGTTCGCACAATGCGAAAGAGGCGCGGACTGTCGGTCGCGTATTCGTGCTGGATATCGAGCGAATGCTGGCTTTTTCTATTACCGAGGGCGCGGACGAAATCAACGATCTGCATAGACTCTGGGAGAAAGAGTAAACCAGTGGCGAAAGGCTTAGTAAAGAACGAAGCGGGCATCCTCCTGACCAAACACTTGGAAGAACTGGGGTTTTCGTGGATACCGGAGCACTGGTTCCATCCCGCACGTAAGTGGCGCTTCGATTATTTGGCGTGGAACGAGAGGGGGCGCGTGGCGATTGAAATTGAGGGCGGGCTTGCTAACAGTCCGGATGCTAGAAGTCCAAGACTAGTTTGGCTCCTTGATTGGCGGAGGCAATGACATGCTGAGAGAATTTGCGATGGCGTTTATCGGCGGCTTGGCAGGATTAGCCATTGGCTTCCTGGCTGGTTTGCGGTACGCGTGGTGGGGCGACCTTAAATTCTGGAAAGTGTAAACGTGCGGCATCGCGGAAGGACGCGAAGAGGGCAATGATGCGGAGGGGCGGAATGCTATAGGCATCTGCCGAAATAGCTACGGGGCTGGGCGTCAAAATGCGCTCGGTAATTAAGCAGCCTAATCCTCTGTAGCCGGATATCAAGGCCCGTCCGCACGTATTCATGCTTGGCATGACAGGGAGGAAGCAAAGTGAGCATTCGAGGATATCTCTACCGCTCGCTAATGAAGTTGGCGCATCGCTTCGATTGGCACTATGCGCCAGTAATCGGCCCGCTGAGTCCTCCTAGCGAAGATGGCCGCAACTACCAACGCTGGTGTCGATGGTGCGGATTCCGACAGAACCTCCATCCAACGCCCGAGCAGAGGATTTCAGTCATATTGGAAAATATCGCACGCGGGGAGGCTGACCGTGGCTGACTCCGGGAAGCGAGGAAGAAAATCGTGAGCCATGAGGATTACGAAGTTTATGAGCGCGGGGTAGTTCCCGTACCGAAGGAACCACATGCGAAATTAGTTGATGCTCTTGCGCGTTGTTTGTGGCTGTTAGAAGCGCCGGGAGTTAAGCGGGCGAAGGCGCTACGCGGATATCAGGTCGAGTACGTCATAAATCTGGCGAAAATGGCGCTAAAGGCCCAGAGAGGAGAGTAGACCGTGGATGAGAACAAGACGCCGATGAAGGTTACGCTCGATATTTGGTTTCTCTATCGCCGCGGCGATAGCGACGTGCTATCAATGACGTTCGCAAACGAAGCGCAAGCCGCCGAGTATGTTCAACGCGCGGTACAGAATTCCGGCATGTGGACTGACGATGGCACTCAGTTCATTCCTTGGCACTGCATCGACGGCATTAACAAGCGAGGGGCATGATGGCTGACAAAACAATGAAGACGCAAGCGGAAATCGAGGCCCGGATGGCCGAGGTTGATGCCGACCCGCGCTATCACTATCCGCCCGCAATTATCGAGACGAATGCCCCGCTGGCGCTTATTCAGACGGTGCTAGAAACGCAAGCCCGAACGCTGGCGTGGGTGCTCGGTATTGACCCGCCGAAACAGCGCAGAAGAGGGCGGGCGTGATGGCTGACAAGCGGGAGAGAGCGGGACGGAGAAGCATGCGGGTGCTTGATCTCTTCTGCAAGGCTGGCGGCGCGGCGATGGGGCTGCACCAAGCATTCCCCGACGCTGAGATTGTAGGTGTGGACATTGAATCGCAGCCGCATTACCCATTTACGTTCGTGCAAGCGGATGCGGTGTGGTATTTGGGATTTTGTTACTGTGTTTATGAGTTCGATTTTATCTGGGCGAGTCCTCCCTGCCAAGCGTATACGAATCAGGGAAAGGTTAGCGGCAAGAATCACCCGAAGTTGATAGGCCCGGTACGCGAACATCTGAGAATGACTGGACTTCCGTTTGTAATTGAGAACGTTGTTGGTGCGCCTCTTCTGAACCCAGTAGTTTTGTGCGGATCAATGTTCGATCTTGGAGTCCGGCGGCATAGAAAATTCGAGGCCAACTTTCCGATCTCAGCGCCAAGTAGTTGCGATCACGCAGGTCGAGAAGTACGGGCTTACTATGGCGCATGGGGACGCGAAGCTTTCAGGGCAAAGAAACGCGGCAATAAAGACACTTTGCGCGGCACGCTTGATCGAGCACCAAGGGATATGGGCATCGACTGGATGACGTGGGAAGAATTAACGCAAGCCGTGCCGCCTGCATACAGCCGCTACATCGGAGAACAATTCAAACTTTCACAGGAGCCAACGCGATGACTGAGACCGGGGCGGCAGGGAAGGGACAACGAACTACTGATGGCGGATGGCCTCAGGATGTCAAGCTGGGTTATTGCAAAACGGCACACAAGACTTCGGACGCTCATCCCCAAGGCAAGCGATGCCGCGATTGGGTTGAAGCGCGAGTGCTGACTGCTGATGATATTGAGCGCATCGGTAAGCAGGCCGCTGAGAGCGGAGCCGTGAAATGCGGCGGATACCAACGATATTGAGTGAGGGATATTTCGATGACTGAATCAGGGAAGGGACAGCGGAAGGGACAGCGGATATTCGGCTCATTATCGAACAGGGAGTTCTTCGAGAAGTATGCCCATCAAATAGGAGTGGACAGCGACGAGGAGTATTACGAGGAACGACGGAGGCAGCATGGAGACGAAGGGGAATGGACAGACGGAGATTGAGCCGATGGTGAAATGCGATTACCATACGAGCGCAACTGGCACAAGATATGGCCACGCACAGAAACTCGATTGTGTCAATCCGAAACCTTACGAATCAGGGAAGGGACAGCCGGAGGGAATAATTCACGCGATAGCCTTGCAGTTGCGGACGCTGTACGTCGGCGTTTTGAGAAATGGTGCTGCCACGATAACGGATGGGGAAGTACTTATCGGAAACATACTAAAAGAGGCGGCTCCCCGGCCAGCAGAACGGAGCGCCCTTGAAAAACTGCCAGCGTATTTTGAGGAACGCGCAGAGGAAAATTCTAGGCGGGCAGACACTGCCGAGCTGGAAATAAACCAGCACTGGCATTCTGCCAAGGCGGACACGTATCGACGTGCGGCGCAGAAGTTGCGACAGGCTCTCTCCGCATCGCTCAGCACCGTGTATGGCGACGAGGATTGGCGAGTGGGCAGGAAAGTAAGAACGAACGTCTACGCCGGAGAACGCCCGGTCTGCCAGTGCCACTCAGAATTTGACGCCAGCCTGATAGTTGCGGCGGTCAACGGAGTGCGTCACGCATCGCCCAGCGCCACAGGGGAGCCACGCGAAATAGTGTTGCTCCGAGAGCATGACCGCATCGGCTGGCGCGGACATGAAGTACTGTACGAGATGATTGAAGGAAAATCATGCCCAACTCCGAAAGCCTCTTTGGGACTCGCTACATCTGCGGTAGATCGTTTGCTGAAGTGTGTCGAGAAGGCGGAGCGGGAGCTTGCCGAGGCCCGCACGCGATTGGAGACATTAGGCTCAGCCCATGTTGGCGTGTGTGCAGAGCTTGCCGAGGCCCGCAAGGAACTGGACAAATGCGGGAAAGATATGTGCTTCGGACAGCGGATAGAGGGCGTAGCAAGTTGGGTGCGCCAAGAGCTATATGACGAGCAAAAGGCGTTGGCCGATCAGCGGGAAGCGGCGCTGCGAAAGTACGGAGCGCATTTGGACGGATGCAGCACCTACAAGGGGCCGTACTTATGCACCTGCGGATTGGCTGAGGCTCTGGCGTCCGCACCAGCCGACTTCGCCCACATCACGCACGATATCGACAAGATCACAGAGGATGTAATAGCGGCATCCGCGCCAGCCAAGGAGGAGAAGGAATGACGCAGGGACAAATTGATTTCTTGGTGATACTAGCATTCGTTGGCGGCCTGCTTCTCGGCTTGGGGATTGGCTGGATAAGCGACGATTTGCACGATGAGGAGTGTCGGGAGAACGTCCGAGGGCAGGAGGGGAAGTGATATGGGCATAGCATTCTGGATGTACCTTAGTCTGATTCTCGGTGTAATGCTGGGAATTGCGTTGTGTGGATTGGCGGGGAGGCTCTAATGGCAGAGAGAAAGAATAGAGCGGGAAAGAAATTGTGCGGAGATAAGTACCTAGAGGCCGAGGCTCGCTTCAAGCGGCGACATGCCACGGATAAGCGGCTGATCGCAGAGGTCGATCAGTTGACCAGCCTGCTATCTATCTGGTGTAGCACTGTGGCCTTGCGGATAATGACCGAGCGATTCAAAGGGCAGATATGAATCCTAGCCCCGATCCAATCCCAGAGACGACGCCGGAGCAGGAAGAATTGATCTGCAAGTTCGCGAATCAGGCGATGCACTATCCCGACACGACCGATACCCCGGTGACCACTGACCCGGCGTGGATTCACGGTTGCATGCAGGAACTTTGGCAGGCCGCTTACTCCGCAGGAAGGACTGCGGACGAACGAGATACACGTGATTTACAGGATGCACTCATGTTGCTGCGGATATTTTTAACGCGCAAGGATATGGCGACAGTGGAATGCCACAAGAAGAAAGTCGCGGATTGGATGCAACGCAAAGGACGGCAAGGAAGCATACTGAGGGCTGCTATTCGCAAGGGAGACGGAGAAGTAGATGAGGAAGGGCGGTAATCCCGACGCCAGCTAGGTTTCCTTGCCCGTAGAGCGATAATTAAGTCTGGGGTGAGGGTCTATAGGGTGGGGCGAGGATGATTTCGGCGCGCAACCAAGTTATGCACTGCCTACTGAGTTTTGCACAGCATTTTGTACTTGAACCAACGAGTGAATTGCGGTAGAAGACAGTTGGCTCCCAAGCCAATTCAAGCTCTCTCTGTTGGCCGATTCGACCCCGGCCAGCGAGAGGGCTTAGTAGGGTCGAAATCTTGGCACGAATCCGTTGCATAAAACCGGAGTTTTGGACATCGGAGCAAATCGCCGAATGTTCGCCGAACGCACGCCTAGTGTTCATTGGCATGTGGTCATTTTGTGATGATTCCGGTGTTCACCCTGCCTCAACGAAGCGCCTAAAAATGGAAGTCTTCCCCGCCGATGAATTCACCGACACCCAAATCAAGTCCATGATCGCTGAGTTGGTTGCATCTGGATTATTGGAAGAATACGAGGTTTTGGGGGTGCGGTATTGGCAGGTAACTGGTTGGAAACACCAGAAGATAGACCAACCGACATTCAAGCACCCTTTACCTTCTGGGAGTGTCCCAAGCACGCCCGATAAACGGCGGGCACCAGCCGTTGCAACGCCGAATGTTCGCCGAACGCACGCTGAGGGAACGCCCCCGGATGTGGACGTGGACTTGGAGAGGAAAGGAGGGGAAAGTACTCCCCCGATTTTTTCAAATCTAACCCCCATTGAGGCAGCGCGAATGTTTCTCTGTCACGAAGACGTGAATATTCCAGCAAGTGAATTCGAGTTAAAAGATACTCGGGCCGGGATCGAGGCGATCATGGGGCAAGAAAAATTAATCTGTAAGGCTGCGCTGGATTGGGCTATTGGTCAATATCGGAAGTGTGTAGCTGCCGGGAAGAAAGTTGGGCCGGGTTGGATGCGACGGGCGGGGTACAACGATCCCAAAGAAAAGCGTATAGCGCCGATGGTGAGTGCGGTTGAGGAAAAACGAAGACAGATGCGGGAGGCGGGCGACTGATGAATTACAGCGTGGAAGCTAATTTGTTGGGCGCGATGTTTTTTTTCGGTGGCAATCCCGAGTCCGCGGCGATTCATCTTGATGAAGCCGCGACGGCGTTAAGTACGGATGACTTTGCGGAAGAATTTCCCCGCAAGGTGTTTACCGCGCTAGTTCGGATGCGAAAGGCCGCTAAACCGTTGGACCTGTGCGGATTGGTAGCGGAACTGGAAATCATGGGCGAGACCTCCGAACAGGCCGTGCTTATGGCGGACGCGACGATCATCGAAAGCGCCCCCCTCCCGGATGTCCCCGGCTATGTAAGGCGGGTGAAAGAACTCTCGCGATCAAGGAAACTGGAGCGCACTATTGGGCTGGCGAACGAGAGATTATCCGAGGGTCAAAGCGTTACGGAAGTCAAGGCCGACTTGGTTTTCGACATAGAGACCATCGAATCAGACAAACAATCGAATGACGATCAAATGCTGTGCGATGTGGCGATGCCAGTGCTGAACGCTCTGGCGGATCGCGCGGCGGGAGATTATTCCAAGCGGGGATTGCAGACTGGCGTGGAAGACCTCGACGTGACTACGACGGGGATTAATGCCGGGGAGTTATGGGTCGTCGGCGCGATGCCGGGGCGGGGAAAAACAGCCTTCGCGATTCAAGTAGCGTTGAACGTGGCGGGGCAGGGATTTCCCGTATATTTCATCTCGCTCGAAATGAGTGCGGAGGAAATCTTCCGACGAAATCTCAAAACTCAGTTTGGGCCTTCTGTCATTGACCGCTCGGACAAGTTTGCTAAAGCAGCTTTGGAATATGCGGCGGACCTGAGGACCATCCCGCTGCACATCAACGACTCGTCCTCCATGGAAATTTCAGAGCTCACAGCGCACGCGAGGATCAAGATTGCGCGGTACGGAATCAGTTTGGTGGTGGTGGACTACCTGCAATTGATTCGCGGGGCAGGCAGGGATCGCAGAGACCGTGTAGGAGATGCCACAGATGCCCTCAGGAGGCTGGCAAAGGACACGGGGGTACCCGTGTTGGCCCTTTCTCAGCTTCGTCGCCCTGAGAGGCTTAATGACCGTCCCAGCATGATTGACCTGAAAGAGTCTGGAGACATAGAAGCGCACGCGCACGTCGTTCTCTTGCTCTACGGCCCAGTAGATGATCGGGGAGCGCCCACAGGCGAAGACGATATTATCATCGGCAAGCAGCGGGAAGGCCCGACCGGGTCGGTGCCAGTATTCTTTGAGCGTTCACGGGGTAAATTTCACAGACGGGAGATGCGTGGATGACAGATCAAGAACGGGCGGTTGCCAAAGAACTCGCGCGAATCAAACTGGAGATTCGCGTTCTCGCCAAACAGCTCACAGGCAACGCATATCTGGCAGCGTTGATGTCAGCCGAGAAGATTCAGGAGGCGATAGAGGCCATCGGCAAATGAAAACCGACACTGAATATCTCTACCTTCCGCGATGTTTCGCCGTGATCTGGTCATTGAAAACCGCAGCACGCGACGTGAGTAAACCATGCCCGGCGCCGAAGAAACCGCCGCTCACGGACAAGCAAGCGCACGATAATTACATGAAGAAAACTGGAGGCTTATGACTATTTTAGATCAGATGAATGCAGCTTTACAGAGACACGACTGGCGTACAGCGGTAAAATTGGAGCAGGCTTTAGTACTGCCGGACGATGAATTTCCGTGTACGTTTCCGGAGTGGCTGGAGAAGGCTTGGGCGAAATGGGAACGTTTTCACAGATAGGGAGAAACTATGGGCGAAACGACAGGAATTTCGTGGACGGATGCGGAGAAAGAAGCCGCTCGGCAGTTCGTCAACATTCAGGTAAATCTTGGGCTTCGGCCTGACCCAAACGATTTGCTATGCGCTGATTGTGGTCATCAATGGTCGGAGAGTGAGAGAAGGCACGAGTACCACCACGATTCTGGGTATTCGCAGGAGGGTGCGTTTAAGGTTGTATCTCTTTGCACCAAGTGTCACCACTCCAGACATCATCCGGTCTTAACGCATTGCAAAAATGGCCATGAATATACCGAGGGCAATACACATCGGCGGCGCAATGGAACGCGCGAATGTAGAGCTTGTCGGAGAGTTCAGAAGAAAAGAAAGCGCACCGCTATGTGGTGGCGGGCGTGGAGATTGAGACGAAAGGTGGATTCCAATGGGTGAGAAAACTTCTATCTCGTGGACCGACCATACTTTTAATCCCTGGCATGGATGCACTCGAGTCTCGCCGGGATGCGTGAACTGTTATGCGGAAACGTTCGACAAGCGCGTGGGCGGGGATCATTGGGGCCCAGGGAAGCCTCGGAGGGAGTTTGGGATAAAGCACTGGAACGAACCGCTGAAATGGGATGCCAAGGCTGCTGCGGGCGAGTTTGGGAGAAAAGTGTTCTGCGCGTCAATGGCGGACATATTCGACGTAGAGGCTCCTGAAGGCCAGCGAGAACGCCTGTGGGAATTGATTCGCGGAACGCCGAATCTCATTTGGCAGCTACTCACGAAGCGGGTGGAAGGTTACGAAGCGATGCCCTTGGACATCCTCGAAAATCTCTCCGTTTGGAAAGGTTTCACCGCAGAAGATCAGGAGCGCTACGACGAACGCTGGCACCAGATGAAAAGATGGCCGGGGATTACCTGGTGCAGCTACGAGCCAGCCATCGGACCCCTGACCACATTCAAAGTCTGGCACAAGCCGAACTGGTTCGTATTCGGCGGGGAAAGTGGGAATGGCAGACGACCTTGCGAAGAAGCGTGGGCACGGAATTTGCTCAAAGAATGCCGAGACAGAAACATCCCGTTCTTTATGAAGCAAATGTCCGCAAGAACTCCCGATGAGGGCAAGGCTTTAATCCCACCTGATCTAATGATTCAGGAATTCCCGTCATGAAATTCCTTTGGGCCTGCGCGTCGATTCTTTCGAGCATCCCCCAGACTCGCTCAAAGAACGTTACTGGCAGCATAAATCAGTCTAGATTACGAAAGTTGCAGATTTAGTTTGCATTTTCTAAGCCTTTGGGCTATATCTCGCAAAGCATCAGGCCCTCACCCGAGCCAATCGGCGTTAGAACCCGTCCTTGAGAATCTCTGTCTTCGCAGCACATCAAAATCCAAAAACTGAGCGTGCAGCGCACAATTGCTCACGGCGATTAGCTGCGCTTGTGGTCTCAGGATTATTCGCACGCACGCTGAGTCAAGGGGGCGATCCATTCTTTGCTGGCATACAGCTAACTGTAGATACTCCATGGTCTTGCATACGGCAGCGATACGCGCAACCAAGGATTGAGACCCCGCAGAGAATTGCATTCATCCGCGCTCGGCAAGAAACAATTCAGCGCACAGATTACATCCCTTCTGGCTTCCCATCTCCAGAACTCCTCGGCATTAAATTCCGCATCAAGCATCAAGACAACCCCCTCATTGTGAAGTTGCGCAAGCAACAAGACCCAAGATTTGCACAGGAACAGGCGATTTATGCGAACGGCTATGCAATGTCATGAAATCCGATCTCTCCGTCCCAGAATTCAAGGCTCACATTGTGAGGATTTTAAGTTATGGCGGATGAGCAAAATTCGCCTCAGAAAAAGCATGGATTTGGCTATACGGTTGACCCCTCTGTAGGGAAGGCTACACAGATTCAACCCGGAGAGGTACGTAACCCAGGTGGCAGGCCAAAAAAGACACCAATCACTGAGATTTATGAGCGCATCTTCGCCGATTCTGGCAACTTGGAACTAATTGAAGCGGCGATACTTAAGACAATTCTTTCCGGTCGCATGGGATCAGTGCTGACATTGAAAGAGGCGGCGGAGCGTATCGAGGGCAAAGTAGTGCAGGCAATGGAACATAGCGGAGAAATAACGCTGACCCTTGCAGAGAGAATGAAGAAAGCGGCGGAGCGCACAGAGGTTTCGGAGTGATTGCAGTCGATCCGCAGCTTGAGCAAGAGTTAGTTGAGCGCATTTACTCCTATCGGCACGATCCTGAAGGATTTGTGAACTATGCATACCCGTGGGGTGAAACTGGCGCGGAGATCGCGAAGCATGGAGGCCCGCGACCTTGGCAAAGCGAGATTCTGAATCACATCGGCGCTCACTTAAGGAATCCAGCTACGAGATTTGAGCCTTGCAAGATCGCGGTCGCATCCGGCCATGGTGTAGGGAAGTCATGCCTGATTAGCTGGATTGATGAGTGGGCTTCGAGTACCTGCCGAGACTGCAAGATCGTCATAACCGCCAACACCAAGACGCAGTTAGACACTAAAACTCAGCCGGAGTTATTCAAGTGGTACCGGATGAGCATAAACGCGCACTGGTGGGATTTGGCGATAACGTCCATCAAGGCAAAAGGTTCTGAGGCGACGTGGCGGACGGACTTAATCCCGTGGTCTGACTATAACGTAGAAGCTTTCGCTGGCTTGCACAACGAAGGCAAGCGCGTAGTTCTGATGTTCGATGAAGGATCAGCCATTTCGGACAAGATTTACGAGACCGCCGAAGGCGCCATGACGGATGAGAACACGGAAATCATCTGGCTGGTGTTTGGCAATCCTACGCAGAACACAGGGCGTTTTCGAGAGTGTTTCGGCAAGTTTAAACATCGCTGGAAGACGTTTCAGATCGACTCTCGCACAGTAGAAGGCACGAACAAGGCTCAGATTCAGAAGTGGATTGATGACTACGGCGAGGATTCGGACTTTGTCAGAGTGCGCGTCAAGGGGGAGTTTCCGAGGTCTGGGAGTTCCCAGTTCATTCCATCGGATATAGTGGAAAACTGCCGCAAATATCATGCAGTCGGATATGAGACCTTGCCCAAGATTCTTAGCTGCGATGTAGCGAGGTATGGCGACGATCAGGCAGTCGTTGGAACCCGGCAGGGCCGGAAAGCAAAGATTTTGGCGCGGTATCGTGGCCTCAGTACGGTGCAGCTGGCCGAGCGACTGATTGAGTTTATCCAGTCAGAGACGCCGGACGCGACGATCATTGACGGAATCGGGGTGGGGGCTGGGGTAGTCGATCAAGTCAGGTTCCGAGGATTTGGGACGAGGTTGTTTGAATACGCGCCGGGAGCCAAGGCAGACAATGAGCAGGCGTACTTTAACCGCAGGTCCGAGCTTTGGGGATTGATGAGAGAATGGCTACAGACCGGAGCGGAGATTCCTGACGACCCTGAACTAGCTTCTGATTTGTGCGGACCTGAGTACTATTTTTCCTCAAAGAGCCAGATACAACTTGAATCCAAGGATGACATGAAGGCGAGAGGGTTGAATTCTCCTGACTGCGGGGATATGCTGGCGATGACATTCCAAGTGAAGATCGCCGCGCCGAGGAAGCCTGAGCCGAAACCGGAGTTCAGGTACGCTGGGCAAGAAGACTTAGGCTGGATGAATGTCTAGCGCAATCATCCAACTCGTCCAAATGCTCAACGCCAAGGGCGAGATCGTCAATCACAGGCTTTTTACCACGGTAGAGAAGGCGCAAAAATACGTTAGCAACGAACCGTTGCCGAAAGGCTTTGAAATTCCGCACGATAGAGCGCGAAGCAAGAATTGAGGCAGTGACCAGACTTTCCAAAGGAGAACAGAATATGCCGAGTCCAGTACTTGAGGGCAAGTATCATCATCCCTCAGCTACACCTACACCGTCGAACCACCAGATTGTCAACTCCGCAGTGAATAGCGGGCACCAGTGCTGCGGAATGACGTTTACCAGCGAGGCAGACTTCAAAAAGCACTTCAATGACGTGCACAACCCGCTGTCGGCGAACTACAAGCCTCCAGTGGATTACAACGCCAAGAAAACGGGAAAGTTCCCGACGCTGGCGCACTTGGACTCAATTCGGACTCGCTTGAAGTAAGAGTCATTTTGCTCAGTCGCGTGCAAAGGAAAGCGGTAGGCTGAAGAAATGACTGCCATAGCCATCGTTCTGGCACTTGTGCTGGGACTCGAAATCGTTTTGCTCTATCAAACAAGGAGAATTCTTATGTCTACCGCAACAGCAACGCAAGCATTAGCCGACCTTACCGCAGCGGTACAGTCGGTACAGGCAGGAGTAACTGGCCTGCAAACCGCAGACACGAACATTGACGCAGCTTTGGCGACGCTTCTGGCAGCGCAGTCCGCTGGACAGGGAGTAGCTCCGGCAGCCGTGGAAGCTTTGGTCGCACAGTTGACTACGGCCTCGAATGGAATTAAGCCCGTAGTGGCAGATTTGACCACTCAGACAGCAAACATCGGGACCGCTCTGAATCCACCGGCCATCAGCGTGAGCGTGACTCCCGCTACAGCGACTGTGGCACAAGGGACGACGCAGCAGTTTTCCGCGACAGTCTCCAATGATGCCAAGAATGCGGGCGTAACGTGGTCCTTGGCTCCAGTGGTCGCTCCTGCGCTGACGGGGACGATCAGCGCGGCTGGCCTCTATGCGCCTCCAACGACACCGGGCGGAACGGATACAGTGATCGCGACGAGCGTCACGGACCCCACGAAGTCTGGGACGGCTGCGGTCACGTTCTAAGTTTCATCCTCCAAATGAACAGCCGGAGGGTGCAGATTAGCTCTCCGGCATCTTTTCAGGGAGCGTTCAATGTGTAATTGCTCTGCGCTGCTGCTTCCTCTAGCGGTTAAGCCAGCGCCTAAAAACACTAGACTGCAAACCGTACTGTGGGCGATTGTTTGGTATCTCCCAAATTACCTACAGCGGCGTGTCGTAAAATACCTATGAATGACGCTGGGGGAGTCTTATGAAGAAAATGAGATCGGCGCGGGGTGAAAGCCATGCGCCGGCCAAATCGCTGCATCACATCGAAGTTGCTCAAGGTGCGGAAGGTGGGCATATCGTTACGCACCACTTCGTAAATAGCGGGCCGGGGCCATACCATGATCCTGAGCCGCATCCTTTCGGGCCGGAGCAAGGCGAAGAAGCGATGTCCCACATTGCCGACACAATGGGCATGAAACCTTCCGAGCACGAAGGCGAAGAAGAAGGGCAAGAGGAGGAAGCATAAATGGCGAGAGGCGTGCAGCATTTTGGCGCGTTCGGAGCGGATACGGCGGCAGGGGATGTCACC